GCTTGGAATAAGGCAAGTAAAAAAGAACACAAAAAACTTCTTGACCTGCCTAACTGGAACAATGATATTTTCAAAGAGATTTCTGGAATTGACGCTGAGTCTGAAATTGCAAAGGAGAACTGAAAAATGAAAAAAGTAACTTATAAAGACTGGCAGAAAAATCCTAAACCTAGAATGATGTGGGTGTGGAATGATGATGTGAATCAAAAAAGGAAAAGAAAAGTAATCTATATCATTAAAGAGGTTGATTATCCAGTAATGACTGACACTGATAATATTATAGTAGGTTTTAGAAATTGTGCAGAAATCTAAGAGCCAAAGACAAGACGAATCACCAATCAAGAAACTTGATTGGTGATTGCAGGACTGTAGGCACAGAGAGTTTAAAAGAAATATATAAAAAATATAAGGATAAATTACAACATGGTAAAAAAAATTATATATGTTAATGGTGCGGCAATTACTGATGGAGATGTAAAAAAAATGTCTATTTCCGAGATACAGGAATTAGAATTAGAAATTGACCATTCTCTTCATCTGGCAACAGAAAAAAAAGCGGCATCCTTGAAAAAGAACAAATACGCAAATGTTAGTGCCTTTTCTCATTTCATCAACAAAGTTGCTGAAGCAAAAATGTGGATAGGTGCCATAAAAAAAGAAAAGAAACTCGAAGCAAACCTAGAGATTCAGACAAACAGAAAGTTTGTTGAAATAGCAAAAACCACACTCAAAGAAAAAGATTTTAAATCTATTTACGAGAGGGCTGTAAATGAAATCCGTTAATTGGAAATATGTAAGTTCTGACGGATTTCCTATAAAAGAAAAGAATTACCTTGTTGCCTATTCTAATCTCCATAACTTGAAAAAAGATATGAGGATAGATAAATGGGAAAATAATAAATTCATTTCTTTGTATATGCCAGGAGTTTATGCTTGGGCAGAAATAGATATTCCACCTCAAAAATAAAACAAATTAAGGGAAATTTTTCGCTATTTTCCCTTAATTTCCCTTAAACTTGGTATTTTATTAGACTCAGAGGAGATTTTTTATATGAAATTCATTCACATCGCTGACATCCACGCAAGTAAAGAACGTAAAGAGCAAGCTGTAAAAATTTTACGGACATTGCAGGATTATACCGAAACCCACAAAGACATTGATTTCGTTGTATTTGCAGGAGACTTCTGGGACAGCACGATAACAAATACTCAGTCCAGCGGTTTTGCAGAAATAGTAAACGAAATGAACCGTTTGAACTCGTTATGCCCGGTAAAGATGATTTACGGAACTGCAGGACACGAAGCAAACGGGAGCCTTGAAGTTTTCAAGACGCTCGGAATTGAAGTTCATTCAGAAATAGAGTTCTCCGAAAAGGAAAAGATACTCTGGATTCCAGAACCAAGGAAGAGCCTTTTTATCCGTCAGACACAGGAAGAAACAGCATCTGCAATTCGTGAATACTTGAATAAGATTTCACTTTACAAAAATGTTACTCTTGCCGTAGTTCACGGCGAAATAGAAGGAGCTGTTTATGACAACGGAACACCGTGCAATTCTCCTATTTCTATTCCAAAATCACTTCTAAAACAGACAGGTGCAAGATATATTGCAGCGGGACATATTCATACACCGCAGGTTATTAAGGATATAAACTGCTGGTATGCCGGAAGTTCCGCACCTCTCAATTTTGGAGAAACGCATGACGGTCATTTTAATATCGTTACAATAAAAGAAGATGTCTCTGTCGAAGAAGTTTCTTTCGGTTTTCCTCAGAACATAACGGCAGAGATAAACCTTACCGACCTGGAAGGATTCTGTAAAAGCAGGTTGGAAAACAAAAATCTTAAAATAAAACTTACCTGCCCTTCTAAGATAAACAAAAAAAATCTAGAAAAAGAAGTGGCTGAAAAAACAGGATGTTTTTCATGCAAGATAACTCCTGTGTATGAAAACAAATCTTCAATCCGTTCAGAAAAGATAATAAAACAGAAGTCGATTACAGATAAACTCAAGACCTACGCAAAAATAAATGGAATTAAAATATCGCAGAACGCATTAAAGACAGCCTATGAACTTGAAGAAAATATGCTTATCAAGTACCGATTTCCAAGCCACTCTTTCCGCTTGCTTTATGCGTCAATAAAAGGTGCTATCGGCATTGAAAAGCCGGAAGTAACGCTCGACTTTTCAAAATACTCTTCCGGAGTTATTGTAATGATTGGTCATAATGGAGCAGGAAAAACAACAATACTCGAAAACCTCCACCCCTATCCTTGTATGCTGACAAGAACAGGAAAACTTCGTGACCACTTTTATGCAAGAGATTCCCATCGTATACTCATTTATGCAGACGAAACAGGCAAAAAGTACAAAATCACAATGCAGATAGCAGCAGATATAAAGACAGGTTCCGTAAAATACTATGTTGAAACAGACTCCGGGGATGGATGGAAACCTGTAAAAGAATGTGACGGAAACCTTGATTCGTACTCAAAGTATGTAGAAGAAACATTCGGCTCCCTGCCTTTGTTTATGCGGACGTCTTTCTTTACTGATAAGGAAACCAGTTCCTGCCCGGATATTTCCAAAACGACAAAATCTGAACGTATGGATTTGTTCTCAAAACTTGCCGGAACAGACCATTTTGCAACCCTGCATCAGATAACAAAAGACACTGCAAAAGACCTGTCTTTACAGATAAAAAACCTTATGCTTACAATCAATTCAAAACCTAAAACATTAGAAACCCAGGAAGTACTGCAAAAAAAGAAAGAAGAACTTGCAAGAGAGATTTCTTCAAACCTTGAAGAACTCAAAACAAAAAAGTCCGTTTTTTCTGAATTGAGAAAAAGAGACATCGAATACCAGAAATATCTTGCAAAAGAAGAAGAAAGCCGTCTGCTTTTTGAAAAAATATCAAACGAAATTGACGGAAATAATTCTCTTGCTGAACAGGTAAAAAAAGACAAGGAACTTGCAGACAACCTCGAAAGTAAAAAAAATGAAATACAACTTTTTAAGGATTTTTCAGAAAAATCAAAAATCCTTAAAGACGAACTAATTGAGTTCCAGTCAAAAGTTTCTTCAGTAGATTCAAAACTTAACGGCTTTGCAGTTCAAGTTTCGGAACAAGAAGTTAAACTAGGGAAAGAAGATTCAGAAATTAAAGTTCTTTTGAATAATCTTGAACACGAAAAGGAGCATATCCATAATTCTTCTTCTGATAATTGTCCTTACTGCGGTGCAAAACTTTCAGAGAAGAAACAAAATGAATTGTTCACTGAAGCTAAACTTCATAAGGAGAAGGCAATTTCAATTGAAAATGCCATAGCACAACACAGACAGGAAAAGGAAAACATTCTAAAAGTCATAGAAACAATCAGAAAAGATTCCAAGGTCGAAGAAGAAAAAAAGAGTTCCCTTGAAAAAGAGTTTTCTGAATTAAAACAGGAAATAATACTCTGTAATACATCGCTTCAAAAACTTTACGATGCCAAGATTGACGAAATCGTAAACTCTAAACCTATGTTCTCTGACCACGACAGTAAAATACTTCAACTGGAAGCAAAAAACGCTGAACTTATGAAGCAATTAAAAAAGAATTCCGTAAATAACAAGCCAGAAGACGTTTCTGACAAACTCCAGGAAGCAGAAAGGGATGTTGAAAACTGTCTTGCAAAGGACAAGGAATTGTGTTCATATCTAAAAAAAATAGAAACAGATATTGAAAACAATGAGCACAACTTACAGGTAATACAGGAAGCAGAAACAGAAATAAAAAATCTTGAGTCAAAACTTACCGATTACGAAACGCTCACAAAGGCATTTTCAAACTCAGGCATACAGGCTCTTGAACTTGAAGCTGTAATTCCAAACATCATAGAACAGGCAAATGCTATCTTGCACAGTTCTTATGGAGATAACTTTACGATAAACTTCTCTGCAACAAGGCAAGGAACAACAAAACTTATTGAAGATTTCAATCTTACAGTTTTCAATGCTTCAAAAAACAGAGAAGAAACACTCGATAATGTATCAGCCGGAGAACTCGTATGGATAAAACAAGCCCTATACTATGCCTTCTCTGTTTCACGTCAGAATAATACTGGATTTTGTTTTCTCACAAGATTTATGGACGAATCTGACGGACATCTCGACTCTGCAATGCGTGTAAAATATATGCAGATGATAAATGCTGCTCATCTTGCAGGAAATGCAGAGCAAACAATTCTTGTTACCCATTCACAGGAAATAAAGGATGTTGCAGAGCAAATAATAGAATTGTAGTGAAATTATTTACAGTTGTTATTTATACAGGAGTGAAAAATCCTGTATAAATAACTTTCGCTAATACATATATTAGTATTGTATTATATTAAAAAAAATCATATTAGTATTACTAATATGAAAAAGATTTCTTTTAGGTCAGTTCTTTTTAGAAACGAAAGCGGATATTATTTCAAACCTGCAACAAATGCAGACAAGACGGCTCTTGATATATTCTTTCAAGAAAATGAGGGAAAATACCTTACCATAACCTGCTCTCAGCGAAAAGGAAATAAAACCTATGACCAAGTAAAGGCTGTATGGGCTTTAATTTATATTCTTTATGAATCTATATACGGAGGAAAGCCTAATACTGAACAAGCGGCTTCGATGTACTCCGCACTTATTGAGGATTATGCACCAAGGGAACCAAACCCACTTCGAGAAGGAAAAGATATGCCTGTAACCCTATCGAGAATGTCCAAATCACAGGCATCAGTATTCATCCAAAGTATCATAAACGAAATATGCCTTCATCATAAACTGTCAGATGATGCACAGGCTGACTTACAAGAACTTTTTGCTGAATTCCAGGAACATAAAGGAACATTTACAGATGACCCTGTAGACTTTGGTGAAAACGGAGAAATGCTGTCCATAGATGAATGGGTAAAACGAAACCCGGTATCAATGGCTTCCGGGAGAACCGAAAATCTTGAAATTGCCCATATATTAACAAGAGGAGCTTATCCGCAATTTGCAGACTGTACTTGGAATATGATGCGGCTTACTCACGAAGAACACATCGGTATTATGCACAATCAGATAAACAAAAATGGAGAAATAACAAAAGATGAATGGGGTTTGTTCTTACAAATATACCCGCATTTAAGAAAACGAGTAGAAAGGGCGAGAAATATTGCCTACAAAATAGACCAACTTAATAACAGTACGACATTGGATAACGTTTAATCTTTTTTCTATCTTGTTACAATAATGTTTTTCAAGGAAGGTGAATCTTATGAAAGACAATAATTGTATTACCTGTATTTATGCCGAAGAAGGTGAATATGAACGTTCCCCAAAAATGAATGAAAGTCCGACAAATATAAAGTCAAACATACTAAAGACAATTGCAAGAAACCTTTGTAACAAACTGAAAATAAAGACACTATTATGTTCAAACAAACTTAATTGTCTAAATAATTTCGTAACTGGGGAAGAGGTGAAATTTCCGTGTGAAGATTTCAATCATTATGGGGAATGTCCTTATCATACTACACAGGAAGAGTTTAAAAGCGAAAACAATCCAGAGTTATCTTCAGATGAAATTACTTCTGAAAACGATACAAACACAGAACCTTCTGACGGCGAATCAGAGGTAAACAATAATAATGAACAAGAATCTCCAGAGGGGTCTCCATCCGAATCAGACGAAACCAACAATTTAGATAATTCTGGAGACAAAACAGAAAATGGAGAACAACTGACAAATAATGACTAAACAGGAACTTGCAGATTACTTCAAAAAACCTTACCAGAGCATTGAAAACGGCTTTCTAAACGCTCAAAAACACTATAGTGAACTTACTACACGTAAAACAACAAACGGTCACGTTACAATTGATTACACTCTTGAGGAAGTGCTTAAAATACTGCCCTATATGCCTTTTAAAGTGTCGAAAATAGAAACTGAACTTCTGAAAGAGTCTTTCGTTTACAGGGAATCAAGGATTATAAAAGACAAAGAAACAGAAGATTTCGACCCTATGATTTCCGGGATGAAAAAGTTTATAAAGGAAACGGAAAAACACAAATACAGACCCTGCTGCGAAAACTGTATCTACCTTTCGGCAAAACCCTTCCGGACTTCCAGGTTAAAACCGTTCTGCTCTTTTTATAATTTTTTTATGCACCGTAAAAAAGTGGACATATTCCACGATTACTGCAGGACATTTGAGTATCAAAAGCGGGACCCTATGATTTGGTACAAAGAAAATGCTCCTGTAGAACAGGTAAACTTTAAGGATGGGGTAGATACGGAAACTGTCATTGAGGATACTATTCTTTTTTAGCCTGTATGTCTCTTAATGCCTGATAAAGAACACCTAATGCAAAATCCCTTGATTTTGCAGGTTCCCTTGTGCACATATTCATCAGACAGCACTCTTTACATTTTATTCCGTTACACCCTCTCTGTGAAATATAAATAATCTGCTGTCTAAAAAGTTTTCCCGCTTTTGCAAGTTTTTCTTTAGGTATTTTCATTTTTCATCCCACCTCTGACACTCCAACGACTAAAGCACGTCGGGTTCTTATATACATTCACTTCCAAATATACTCGAAAGCATACGAGACTGATGAATTTCTATAAGACTTTCACTATCAAAGACACCTCTGTGTCCATTAACGATAGTATAAGGCTCATGTCAAAACCTTTTATATATTCGTGCTATCCATCCCACCTGTAATCATAAAAACACTGTATGTTTTTCTTTCTGTATTCTTTAAGAAACTTTTCCGTCTGATGCTTAAAATTGGAAGCGTACAGATATAAACCGTAATGACCTACTTCCGTAAGTTCTACAAAAGCAGTCGGACATTCACTTTCAAGTTTCTTCAAATCCTTTTCCGCTTCCTTTTGAGTAAGATAAAATTTGTAGACTATCCTGTGTTTCATAATCCTGTAGAACCGTAACCACCTTCTCCCCTTTCAGTCTTTCTGTCAAAAACAACATCCTCGTCTACAATCTCAATTTCATCTTTTATCACAGGAATATGAACAAACTGGGTTATTTTCTGTCCAAATTGCAGTGCTACAGGAACATCGGAGACATTCATTATGCCGATGCCTATTTCACCCTGGTAATCCTCGTCACAAACCTTTGCAGTCGGAACTATTCCATATTTAGTTGCAAGTCCGGATTTTTCCCACGCTACAAAAGCGGTCCCCGGCTCTATAGCAACCTTAAATCCGCTCGGAATACAAATTCTTTCTCCTTTTTGAAGGACTATATTTCCGTCTTTTAAATAAAACGACAGAGGCTTGTTCATTCTTGAAAAGCGTTCTTCAAATACCTTTGAGTATTTGGGAATATAAAAATCAAGACCTGCTGAGCCTTCGGTTCCTCTTGTAGGAAAAACAAGTGTTTCCAAGGGGTATTCTTTTATAGCGGCTATTTTGAGCATACATTCTCCTTGCATATAATTTCGTACTTCCACGGAAGAAGCGTTGTATCAAGATAAACATTGATGTCGGTATTTTTCATAAAAATCTCTGATGAAGTACAGGTAAAATATTTGCCACCTTTTTTGAAACGAAAAAATGCTTCCACAAGCGAAAAGTCCATTTTTACGCATCTTACACGGCTCTTGTGAAAAAAAAAGTCGGCAAGAAAAAGAAAAATTGACAGTTTTGCCTTTATGACAAAAGGAATGTAACTAAAACAAAAATCTCTTAATGACATACTTTTAAAACCAATTCTCCTTTAAATGCCCGAAGGAGAATTTTTACTCCTTCGGGATATTCATTAAAAAAACATATCTTCCGGGAAACTGTCAGGCATATTTCCCTGCTGGTTCTGCGGTGAAGATGTCTGCTGGATCTGAGAATCGTAATTCCCCTGTCCTTCTTCCTGCTTCGGACGTCCGCCTACAAACTGGATTTCATCAACAAGGACATAAACTTTAGAGTTCTTTTTTTCGTCTTTTACCCAACGCTCCTGCCGGAGTTTTCCGGTAATTGCAACCTTGGTTCCTTTCTTAAGGTACTGAGAAAGTGCCGTTGCCTGTTTTCCGAGAATTCGGCAATCAAAAAAGTTTACGTTTTGTTCGTAATTGTCGTTTTTACGCTGTATGTAGTTGTTTGCAACACCCATATTGCAGATATCGAATCCATTTCCTACTGTTTTCAGTTCTGCGTCCTGCACAAGATTTCCGACAATCGCTATCAGGTTCATATCGGTTCTGAGTTTTTCTGCCATACTTTAGCTCCTTAGTTATTCAAACTATATTATAATCTACATCTTTTTTACTAATTTTTTCAACAAATAATTATTAGAGTTACTAATTTTTAACATAATATTATATTTATTACTAACTTTTTGTAGATACGACAAAAAAAAATATGCGTTTTTTAGACGCATATTTTTATGAGAATGAGGTTGTCTATGAAATAAAGTACAAATCTGAAATCTATAATACTAAAAAAATATCACAAAATCAATCATAGTTTGTAATAAAAACTTCATCATCTTTAAAAATATTTTCTTTCCCGGTTCGGTTTAACGCGTATTTTATGTTTAAATGATGTACGTTATATCGGTTCTTCTTTACCCATTCTAAAAGTATTTCATTACACCGCCCCTTATGCGTAATTACATTTGAAAGTGCAAATCGAATATTACGGCGATTCAAATTATCTAGTATACCGAGAAGTTTTCTTTCGTAAGTTTCATTCCATCCTGTAAAACCTCTTTTTCCGTCATTATAGGTAGCAGAGGATATAAGATAAGGAGGGTCTAAATAAACAAAATCCTCAGTACCTAATTCAGTAAAATCCAACTCTTCAAAACTTCTCCGGGAAAAGGATATATCACGCTTTTTCATTGCTGATAAAAAAGATTTAAGTTTTGACTTCATATTTTTGTTAAAGTAACTGCAGTTTAATCCGAACGACTGGTTAAATTCGTGTTTATTATTAAAACGTATTTGATTTGAAAAACAGTAACAGCAAAGAACATACAAATCCAAAGGATTTCTGTTTGCATTGTAATAACTCCGAATTTTTAAATACCCTTCTTTGTTTGTCGCAGAAAGGCTATATTCCTCAATTCTGCCGTGAATATGCCGTAATATATCATTTTCATTGTTATTATAAAATTCTTCAAACAGGTCTATTAAATAACAGAACACGTCATTAAAAACATACTTTTCAGCGTTTACATTAAGACCTACGACAAGACTTCCACAAAACGGTTCAACAAAGGTTTTTATGTTTGCAGGAAAAAGCGAAAGTATCTGCGGAAGCAGTTTGCTTTTGTTTCCCATGTAATTAAGAGGTGAAAAAACATAATTGTTCATACCGCCTTATGATGACGGTTCAGATAATACAGGTTAATAATCCGACATTGCGTATATCTTACTCATAACTTTTGATTTTGCATTTTGCTTTTCAACCTTACGCTCCAGTTCTTCAATCTTTTTCAAATAATTTTTAAGGATTTCTTGTGCAGCGAGGCAGGATTCTTTCAGTATATCCGTATCAACACAAAGCGTATCTGACGTATTTTTTATTAAATTCAACGCTTCATAAACATGGAGACCGTAAAATAAATCTGATATTGGACTATTTTCTTCCTGTCTGACAAACATATTAGAACCTCTGATTTTTTAACAGTTTTTATACATTTTACTAATTTTTATTAAAAATAACAAAATTTTATTTTTAACTTAATTTGTTGAATACAAAGAAAATACGTTAAGAATTATGTCAAAACGAAGTCTTTACTATACAAAAAAGGCTCTTGACATTGTTTTAAATTTACCCCCTAATAAATAAAGAGGGTTCCCCCGAACCCCCTTCCTAGAAACAAATTAACCCATACATACAACGTCCAATTCCTTCCGAAATAAATCGTTTTGACTCTCTGCAATGTTTGGTTTGCGTTAGCAAAGCGAACATTGCCCCGAACGTAGTGAGGGCTTCCTGCTGACTATTTGACGCTTCCTTTGAGGTTTAAGCATAACTGTATTCTTTTGAAAAAAGAATAAGAAAACCGCATCCCTTCACTTTTAAAATCAACTAATAGACAGACTCTAAGAACTAACGTTCTTAGAGATATTTTAATTATTCACTACGTTCATAATTAAAATATGGAATCAGAAAATAAGAATCATATATCAAATTCTTTTAAATTCTGAATGAAAGAAGAAGAAGATTTAATAAAGAACTCCTTCTGTTTTTCTGAAAGAGAATCTATTTCTTTGAGAAGTATATATAAATTCTCATCAAGAGAATTCTGTTCTTCACTTCCAGTAAGAATCCAAGAAAGAGACACTCCGAAGTAATCGGCTATTTTCTGACATATAGAACTTGAAGGTGCCCTGTTCTGATATTTTCTTTCTGCAAAATAAGAAGCAGATAATCCTAAATCTTCTGACACCCTCTTCTTTGTTAATCCCTGATGTTCAATCAGAAAAAAAATTCTATCGAGAATTGACAATTCAGTTTTATTCTGCATATCTACTCCTTAAAGAAATCCCCGGCGAGTCTTTCCTGCAGGGCATACACCTCCGGGAACATATCCGGCTTCCAGTTCGTGTATCGTTCTGTCATAGAACCACTCCCGGAAGAATGACCTATAACTGCCTTTGCTTTTATTTCAGTAACGTTGTTTGCAAGAAGGTAAGTATTGAAGAAGTGTCTCCAAGAATGAGTGCACAATCCCCTTGCTTCTTTTTCTCCTTCCATTCCGAGAGAAACAAGAACCTTATTTAACTGCCGCATTACGGCTGTACTATTTATTTTATCAAAACAAAAATCAGACTCTGTTTTATTTAATTCCTTATTCAGTTCTTCATAAAGCCTGTGAGGAATCGGAACCTTACGCTTTTCTTTTGTCTTGCAGGGGCATATAACTCCCCTGTAAATTTGCCGTGATACGTCTATGTACTTTTCGTGAAGCGACTTTCTGCTTATTGCAAAAATTTCACTTACCCTCATTCCTGTTATTGCGGCAGTAATGCTGATAAGTTTGATGTTTTCTTTTTCCCATTTTGAAGAAAATATTTTTACCGCTTCCTCATAAGTAAACGCATCCCTTGTGTCAGTTTCTGCTTTCAGAGGGTGAATCCCACGGAATGGGTCGAACATAATTATATTGTCTGCCAATGCGTAATCAGTGATAATCCGCATAGTTCCCAAGATGTTGTTTACCGTTTTTCGGGAAAGTCCTTTTGACTGTATGAGTTCAGTTCTGAAATGCTTTATATTGCTGGGCTTTATGTCGTGCATCCTGTATTTTTGGAAAAAAGGAAGTATATGCTTTGCCAGTGTCTGCCTATACTGTGTTATGGTCGATTGCGACAATGCAGGTCTTTCCGCTGTTCCTTCGCTCATTTTATCTTCCAGCCAAGAAGAACCTTCGTCGAACCAGTTCCTTGCATAATAGCCGAAAAGAAGATTTGAACCTCCGTAGAGGACACCTCTCTGCAACAGGTCGTCACAGTAAGCACGTGCCTGCATCTTGGACCTGCACCCAGTGCTTTTTCCGGTTGCAAGCGTTCCGTCAGGTGCATAAGCCCTGTAATACCAAACTATCCCAGATTTTACCTTTCTCTTGTAAAGAAAATACGCTCCGTGCATTGCTTTTTTTTCAGGAAGGATATATACTCAAAATATACACAAAACAACAGGTGACAGTAAAAGCTCCCTATCTTGTTGTCATACAACAAGATAGGTTACATCTCCTAGCAGAATTGAACTGCTGTTGTCGGGATGAAAACTGAAAGCCCCTGTAACTAAACATCACTATTCACAGGTAATTATAAAAAATAACGGTGTTTAATGATAGCAGGGATTAAAAGTTTTTGTTTGTTTTGTATACGATTTTGTATACACATCAATTTTTCCTGTTTTCCTCCTTGCCTTTTTGTGTGATTTTCTGTATGTTTTTACTAATACAGGTTTTAGTAAAACTAATATCGCCAGGAAATGTAAAAACCTTTAGCGGAAAAAGGAGATTAAAACAGATTATTATTTATCCTTCCAAAGTCACGAATTGGAAGTTTTTACCAGATAAAAAAAAGAAAAACTAATCAAAGGTATTAAATGCTGCGTTTATCTGGGGTGGCATATCGGAAGTCGTGAGCCGAGTACCTTTGGTTAGTTTTTTTTTGCCTTATTTCGTCCTGTTTTTATCCGGGCACAGATAAAACAAAACACCTTAATCTAAAACAAAAAAAAAGAGTTGTTTTGTTATGAACGAGATTTTAACAGTACAGGATGTGGCGGAACTTCTGCAGTTATCTGAGCAGACAGTTAGGACTTTGACGGCAAAAAATGAAATACCGTCTTATCGGATTGGAAATATAGTCAGATATAACAGGAGCGAAATTATGAATTTGTTTGGAGGTCGGTTTGACAGTGACCCTGTTCTAGATTGGCTTCTGGAACAGATAAACAAACGGAGAAGAGAACTTGCAAGGGGGAACAAAGATGGGGTTGCAGAAAACAAGATATGAACAGATTGCTGAAAAGATTGAAAGGTGTCTTTCTGCGGCTAAAAGATGCAGTGAAGATATGGCTTGTATCTGGAAAAAAAAGGCAGAAGAACTTAAAGACATTATGAATAATCTTACGCTTGAAGAAGCCGGAGAGTATTGCTGATTAACAAAAAGGAGTTCTTGCAAATGAAATACATTGAGGTTGAAAACTGCAATACCTGTCCGTTCAGAAATAACGAGTTTTGCGTAAAGACAGGTTCTGAAATAAAAACAGACGGAAAGTTTTTTGAAAAATACGGATTTCCCCGGACTTGTCCTCTGGGAAATCTCCCTCAAAAAAGGACGTCAGAAGTTTCTGATTTACAAAGAAATCTTGTTATTGCCGCATATAACACTTACGCACAGAAACTTCCTCAACTTCCAAAATTGACAATCACTAATGCTTCTGTAAAAAAATACTTCCCGGCTATCGTGAGATGCAAGGACGTAGACAGAGTTATTTCAATGGTTTCTCAGTCAGATTTTCTTACAGGCAAAATTTCCGGCTGGAAGGCAGATTTTGACTGGATATTTAAGCCAGGACAAAAAGGTTCTGAATGGAATGTTGATAAAATCCTTTCCGGTAAATATTTATGCGGAAACGCAAAGACTTCTGCATTTGAAGATAAAAAACGCACTTATGGAGAGTGGAAATGATTACTTTTGATGATATGAAAAAAATTGCAGAAACATCTGCCGAGCAGGTTTCCGTAAGGATGAATACAAGTTTTGATTTATCCCAAACAGAAATGCCCCCAAGGTATTACGATGCGTCATTTACAAATATGAACACACCAGAAGCACAAAAAGTTAAGGAATTTTGCCTTAGCGATAACGGAGTTTTAGTTATGGAGGGTACGAACGGAACAGGAAAAACATACCTTGCCTGCTCCGCAATTAACGAACGCATAAAACACGGAAAGACAGGCGGACTTTATGTTTCCTGTAAATATACTGTATGTCCACTTGTTCGGTCATCAAGAAGTTATGCGGCAAAAGAAACTGAACTTGACCTCATGAGACGCTTTTCAAAAATTCCATTCGTTGTTTTTGACGAAGTAGGAAAAGGCGATGACAAGAACATTGAAAAAGGTTTTATTTCGAGCATTATCTCTGCACGGTATGACTTTTTAAAACCGATAATCCTTATTTCAAATATGAGTATGGTTGAACTTTGCGACTGGCTCGGACAGGACATTAACAGTAGATTTCACGAAACGGCAACTGTTGTAACTTTAGAGGGGAAGGATTACAGATATGGCTGCTAACCTTTATTCAAAAGAATACGAAAAAATAATTCTTGGAATGATGCTGATTGACAATTCAGTAATTGACCTTGTTTGTCAGTATTTGAAAAAAGATTGTTTTTATTTCGTCAAATATGGTCAAATTTTCGAGCAGATTGTTAAGATTTACACAAAAGAACAACACTGCGACCTCTCAATACTGACATCTACACTTAAAGGAAAAGATGTAAGTTATGCAGAAGTTGCCGACCTTACGAGTGATATTATTTCCAGCGGAAATTGTGAATTTTACGTTTCAAAAATTAAAGAAATGTATTTCGCACGTACGTTAAGAAAAACTTGTTCAGAATCTGCTAATGAATTATCGGTTGGAAATATAAATGAAATTATCGGAAAATTAGACACAGCGGTAAATAACATTCTGAGCGGTCACTGTCTTAATAAGAGAATATCTTCGCAGGATATGCTTGAATCGTTTATGACAAGGTTACAGAAAAGTCTTGAATTAAAAACTGAATATACAGGAGTAGACTGCGGATATCCTTCTCTTAACGACATACTGGACGGACTTCCTTTTGGAGAACTTACCATAATCGGAGCACGTCCTGCAATCGGTAAGACAGCTTTTGCGTTAAATCTTCTAACAAATATAGCGTTAAAAAATTATCCTGTTGCTTTTTTTTCTCTTGAAATGTCATCTGATAACCTTATGCAACGTATCGTAACGTCAGAAACAGGTATATCAAAATATTTTATCGACCACGGAGTTGCCGCCCGGAATATGTCTCTTATAAACAAGATACAACGCTTTTGTGAAAAATGGGATTCCTGCAATGTATCTGTGTATGATTCTTCTAATTGCGATAAGTACATATCTACTATTACATCTTTAATCAGAAACGATGCAAAAAACGGAAAAAAAGTCTTTTTTATAGACCATCTAGGATTGGTAAGACACTCAGATGAAAAACTTGAACGGTACAAGCAGGTCCACGAAATAGTTTTTTCTCTTCACAACCTCGCCCAGCAGTTGGACGTCTGCATAATAGTTCTTTGCCAGTTAAGAAGGGATTCCGAAGGAAAAAAACCTTCAATGAAAGATTTTCGAGAGTCCGGGGATATAGAGCAAGATGTAGACAACGCAATCTTGATGCACCGTGACAGGGGACAAGGGAATGAAGATTTTATTGAAACTGAATTTATAGTTGAAAAACACAGAAACGGAGCAACAGGAACGGCGGTTTTAGATTTTGTTCCAAAACTTACAAAGTTTATGGAGCAGAATAAAAAATAGGCATAACAAAATTTTATGAAAATATATATGTTAGCGATTTATACATTGTGTTAATATATATTAGTGTTACTAATAATTCTTTTACTTACCTCCTCCCCAAAAGGATTGTTAGTACGGCTCTAAAATAATTGTCCGGCAGTACAGCGACAAAAGAAAGGTTCGTAGGAAGTCTTTAGTCGGAAACTGCCATTTGGAACATTAGCTCACTAGGTTAGAGCGAAGGTCTTATAAACCTTAGGTACGAAGTTCAAATCTTCGATGTTCCATATCAAGTCTGAATGTCATTCAGTTCTTGAGAAATTTTCAAAAAACCTTTCTTGAAAGCCATTGTCAATGGTGTAAAGAAAAAATGAAGTTTTCAAAAGGCTTCATGACAGCCCGGAAAGTCGGGTATTTGACTTCCATTTTCTTTTAACGGAATTTTAGGAAGTGGAAGTCAAATTATTTTTTTTATTAGATTGAGGTTGTGGGGATGAAATTTTATTCAAAGTATTCTTTTTTGCGTAATCCTGTAAAAGATAGTGATTACATTTTTGAAAATATGCAGGGTAAAGCCCCTGCCGGATTTGATTTGCCTACTTATAAAAAAGGAAATTTTGAAGGAAAGCAGTATATAAGAATGACTGTTCCTCACTCTGCTTTAATGCGAAAATATTTTGCCTACACGTTTGAAACTTCCTACAACGTTCCTTTTACATCTACGGAAAAACTGAATAAAAAACATCAGACTTTTGGCGATGGGAAAAAGTTAGGAACGCAAGATTTAATCCTTTTTCAGTTTGATGAAAATCTTGATAAACTTGACATATTTTTTGTTAGAAACAAAGCACGAACTCTGGATGACAAAAAATTTAATTTTGAAAAATGGGCAAACGGTGATGAAATTTTAACTGCTGAGCAAGAGTAAAAAAAATGAAACAGAAAGAAAAGATGAAACTTATAAAAAAAAAATTATCGTAGAAAACTTTTCCTGCGGCGATTGTAAAACTTTCGGTCTTATGGGTTATTGCAACAAATGCTTTAAGACAGAAAGAAAGACCTGTGAGGATATAGTCTAAGAATTTCTTGACAACAACTTTGAATTGATATGTAAGGAGAATTGAAATGACATTGGATAAAAACAAACTGTACAGTCCTACAAGTGTATATATGCCTCTTGCTGGAAGTAAGGGATATTTTGCAGATGACATTCGTGGATTGAAGAAGGCAATACAGGATAGGGAACTAGATGAACTTGTATCCGTTGTTTCTGACGTAAACCTTGTCAGTGATTTTCCTTTTGATGGTAAAAATCAGACGACACGCAAGCGTTTTTTTTACATTGAAGAAGAGCCGAACTCAGAACCAGGGTTAAAAGGGAGTATGTTTCGGCTTGAAAGGGGTGCCGAAGCTTTTTTTATTGCACTGGACGGATTTATCAAGGAAGCAATAGAAGGGGATTTATTGGAGTATGATGATGTTGAAATACGGAAACTTTTCTTTGAGAAAATAACCGCACCAATAAAGGAACTCCGAATAGAAGTGCAACGTGCGGACTTGTCTTTAAAAAGGCTTACAGGCTCGTTGAGCCTTTAAATAAATCAGTCTTTCTGTCGGACTTTAAAAGACAGATAGCAAGTTAATCAATAATTAGACGCAGTTATGCGTTGTCCTGTACGGATGCCTGTTCTGCAAGGATAAATCGGCAGGTATTCGTACAGGACTAAAAATAACAGGGGAAAAATTTGTTAGAACGTCTTGTAAAATCATTTTTTCTTGCGGTCCTTGCAATGACCTTTATCTGTATGATTGTTGTTGTTGCAATCTTCTGCACGGAACTGGACATAAAGACGGCAAAAAAGCAGATTGTGCTCTTGCAGAAAGAAGCCGCCGAACTGACGGTAGAAGCAGAAGCGAAGAAGGTTTTATATTTTGAAACGCTGAACAGGGTTTATACGACAGAAAATCTTGTCGTATATCCAGGGTTTAGGACTATTAAGGAGAACTGAAATGAAAAAAGTGACTTACGAAGAATGGCAAAAAAATCCTACACCTAGAATGATGTGGGTATGGGATGATAACCTTAATAGTAGGGAAAAGCATAATGTAATTTATATTCTAGACCTAGACGATTATGAGTATCCTGTCATTACCGTTACTAACAATAAGAAGATGACACAGTTATGGAAACATTGTGCAGAAATCACGGTTTCTTGTTCTTATTGCAGGGATAATAGACTGCATAACAGATACAAGACCGATGAAGATTCAAGACTTAAAATTAAAGAGGTAGAAGAATGTTAATATTTCCACTTCAAAAAGAATGGTACGAAAAAATTAAGTCTGGCGAAAAGACTGTTGAATATCGGGAAGTAAAACCGTATTGGAGTTGTCGGTTAGCAAAAGAGTTTGAGTTTAATCAATACTTTTTTTGCAACATAGGCGACAAATTGGAAATGCTCACCTATTATCACCCAGTGAAATTAAGGCTTGGGTATACGGATAAATATATAGATGCTCTTGTACATAAAATTGAAATTGTAAACGGCAAGGACACAGACCTTCATATCGACAAGCCTGTGTATGCAATACATCTTACTGATGTAAGAGAGGTAAAAAAAATGACAATCAGAAAATTATATGATGAAGTTTTAAAACAAAAATCTGAGTTAGATAATGCTATAGAAATGTTAAGTCAAAGAGCGTCTGAAATCTATGGCAAAGATTTAGTTGCTGACTTATGTAGTGGTTTTGAGATTGAATTTAGGTTGTCTGATGATAACGACCCTTGTTCAACAGGCGAAAATGACTTCTCAATAGAAACAACTATTGAGGAACTTGAAAAAATGGAGAGTAAAGAATGACAGAACGAAAATGCGGTAATTGTGCCTTGTGCATTAAAGACGATGGACACCCTTATTGTGCAATCAAAGACTTGTACACCTATGTCGAAATTGACGATGTTTGCAACGAAAAGGATATAAAAGGTGAATATTATTTTGCAGAGGAAAAGAAAGGTGATTAGTTTCAAAAAATATTACTTGCAGCAATTCAAAGATGTTCCTGTTATCTGGAAACTTGCAAAAAAACATAGAAAATACGGAGCTTTTATTTCATCTGTTTTTCTTTTGCTGTCTCCAATGGCGATACTCACAATGTGGCTTTATGATACAGGACTAATGGAAATTGATAAAAGTATTGTTATCAATGCAAGTCAATATTTAACATCTGCAAGAAATTATATAAATCAAAGGAAAGGAGCTGATAAAAATGACAGTGGAACATCTGATAAAAGAAATTCATCAATGCGAAAGTCTGATTGAAGATTATGCAGGTTGTTATGATTTGCACGAAAACGAATGTCCGTCAGACTTTAAGTTTATTATGCTTTTGAATGGATGGGCTAGTCCATTTATAGCATTGAACGAATTTCTGAAAAGAATTGATACAAACGAAATGCTTTTGAAAAGAGCAAAAAAGAACGGTGAAGTATTCAAATACAAAAGCCGTTACCGTGAAATGTGTACACTTCTAAAAAAGAAAGGATCTGATATGATTGGCAAGAATAATCAAGACGGAACTGTCAATGGATGTGCTGACGGCAGCAAGGGAAAGGATTAAAAATGTTTTCAACACCGCTCCAAAAGTTTATCTTTCTTTCAGTGGTGGAAAAGACAGCATAGTTCTTTCGGATATAATCTATAAGATGTGCCTTGCAATGCTGATGATATTTATAAGTGGCTTGAAATATCGAAGGAGGTAGAAGAATGACAGAAAAACTTAAACAGAAAGCAGAAGATTTCCTCAAACGATATTTGAGAGTTTCCAATGATGAGTTTGAAAAAGCAAAAGAAACTGATGAAGTTGTTAATACAATAAAAATGCTTGTTGAGTTTGCAACCGAAAACAGTTCTTTTTTGGATGAGAATCCCTCAATTTAAGGAGTAACTATGAGAGATTTTGCAAGAGAAGAAAAAGAACTGGAGTATTATTCACTTATGATTAAACGATTAAGGGGTGAAAAATGACAGATGAAGAAAAACAACTCACTAAAGCAAAAGAAATAATTAAAAATTTGGTTGATAGTTTGATTGTTATAGACGGTGAACAAATTAAAGAATTGGACACAGTCAAAGAAGCTGAGCAATTCTTAAATAGCGAGGTAGAGGAATGAAATTTGAACATACAGAAGTTTGGGGATTTGAACACGCATTAAGAGGTATGCGTAATCCAATGAACAGTTGGGATAAATCAGACAGTGGTATGCTTGCATATTGTGATGATTTAGATGAATGGGTCACATCTACTTGTGAGTACGATGGTTGTAAACATCAATGCTTTTGGAAAAATAAGTTCGTTATTGGCAAGAATGACCTAGAACTTGCTAAGAAACTTATCAAGGCAGGTTCAGAGCATAGGAAATTCTTGCGTCAGATTTTCGTGTCGGTTGATATTACTGCACCGTTGTACTGGTGGAAAGAGTTTGACACTTACAAGGTAGGTACGGTTGCTAATTCAACAAGTACAATGCACAGGCTTGCTTCAAACCCGATAACAATAGATTGCTTTGAAATGGGCGACTATGAAACTGAATTACAGAAAGTTAATCTTCCATTGATTTGGAATACAGTTATCTACAATCTTGAATGGTTAAGAAAACGGTATAACGAAACAAAAGACAAGCGATACTGGAAAGAACTTATCCGCTTGTTGCCTGAAAGTTGGTTACAGACACGAACTGTAACAATGAACTATGAAAACATGCTTAATATGTATCGCCATCGAAAAAATCACAAACTTGCAGAGTGGAGCGTTGCATTCAAAGAATGGGTTGAAAGTTTATCTTATGCAAAAGAACTGATTATAGGAGTGTGAAAATAGATGAAGATAAAAAGAAACTTATTGATATTTTGAAAAGAATTCCGACAGATTTGAAGCCGGGTGATAATATAGAAGTTATCTGCCCTTGTGGTGGTAAACTTAGGGTTAGTTGTGCCATTTTGAATGGACATATACACGCATCTTGTTGTAAGTGTGGAATTCAAATAATGCAATAAGATTGTAAGATGTAGGGGGGGGATGGAGCGAAAGATGTCAAAATACCTTAGCGGCGGGCAACTTGCTGGAGGAAATTCCGCAACTCAAAGACAGAAAGACGATTACTATGCAACTTCACCTGAAACAACAAGATTGTTCCTTGATAAATTTCTAAAGGACGGAGGAAGTTTTGGATATGATATATGGGAGTGTGCCTGTGGAGAAGGACACATTGCTACTGTTCTTAGAGAATATTTTCCAAAGAACAACATAATATCAACAGATTTAATATACAGAGGGTTTGGAACAGGCGGAGTTGATTTTTTAACTTTGGAAAGAAAAGTAGATACAGTAATAACAAACCCACCATTCAGCCTTATGAATGAGTTCATAGAACAGGGTTTAGAAAAAAGTAAAAAGAACCTTATCCTTTTTGGAAAGATTCAGACTCTGGAGGGAGTTGAAAGAGTTTCAATTCTAAAAAACAGTCCGTTAAAATATGTCTATGTCTATGCCAAAAGACAGGCAACATGGAAAAATGGACAACCTGTAGACAATAACGGTAAGAAGTGGGCTACAACTATGTGTACTGCATGGTTTGTGTGGGAAAAAACATATAAAGGAGAACCTATTTTAAGATGGATATGAGTAAAAACGATGTAAGGGCATATAATATCGGAAACTCTGATTATTCAAAGCGTAAGATACAACCTTGGGATATTTGGATTGAGTATAAATTAAATCCGTTTGACGCTGATATTGTAAAACGCATTTTAAGAACAAAAGAAGAAAATGGAATGGCAAAACAGCAAGCAAGAAAAATGGACTACCAAAAAATAATACATATATGTAAAGAACGCATACGTCAAATTGACAGCGGAGAAGATGTGTGGTCAGAACAACAGGAGAATAAATAGTGCAACTTCTTAACGGCGACTGCTACAAAATAATTTCAACTCTTCAAAACGGTTCTGTAGACCTTATAATTACAGACCCACCTTATTCTCTCGGAAACTGTTACGGTGGCGGACTTTATAAGCCTGTAAAACCGGATAATCCGGATAATCCTTATAAACGGAAAGCCACTAATTCAATAAGGGAATTAAAGGACTTGGGCTGTAATGAATTTAATGCAAGGGATTTTCTTGAACTTGTTAAGCCAAAGATGAAAAAGTTTTACGGATTTTTCTTCTGCAACAAACCTTTGTTACCGGATTATCTGAATTATGCAAAAGAAAACAAACTGCTTTTTGAAATATTCAGCCTTATAAAAGCAAATCCAATTCCTGCAAGAAACAACCATTTTCTGCCGGATACTGAATATTGCGTAATGCTCCGTGAAGCAGGAACTTATTTTTCAAAAGATGCACCGTTTGATGATTACAAGAAGAATTACATAGTTTCCTGTTCCGGCAAAAGGCTTCACCCGGCTGAAAAGCCTGTAGAATTCATAGAGCGTTTTATCCGTGTATGCTGCCCGGAAAACGGAACGATACTTGACCCATTTATGGGAAGCGGAACGACAGGAGTTGCCTGCAAAAAACTTGAAAGAAATTTCATCGGCATAGAGAAGAACGAAGAGTATTTTTCTATTGCTGATAAAAGAATAAATGATACGGCTGACAAAAAAATGTTTTGATTTGGCATAAAGTAACTTGTTTTGATAAGCCTGATGAAAACGGTTACATAACGGCAAATAATCCAGCAGAAGAAGGCAAAGAATACCTACTTCTTCTTAAAAACAAGCATTATGTCGTTGATGAACTTACTTATGACGGCATTGGTTTTTGTTTTGAACTTTTTACAATGAATCGTGCGAAAAGCCCACTCCTTTAGGTGTGGGATGGATAGCAAGAAAGGTGATGATATGAAAAGTAATATGTATTAAATAATCTTATTTATTAGCATTTTAGATTGTTTTTTATTATTATGTTAGTTATACTAATAGGGTGAAAAGTCTTTATGATTTTAGAGCAGTTTCTGATTTAGAACTAGATGGAGTTTTTTATATACTCCATAAGAACCAAAAATTAGCCCGCATATCAAAAAGTTCTAAATTATGGAAAGCGTGGTTTTATAAAGATAAATTTTCTATCTGTGAAAATAAACTATCCCTGCTTTTGGAAAAGTGTGAAAAATATTTGGAAAAAAGAAAATGAGATATCCACTCGATTTACAACAAAAGATAATTTTTGATAGCGAATTTTTATCACCAGAAGAACTGTCAGAAAAATATAAAATACCTGTTGCACTTGTCAGACAATGGCTTCCTCTTAAAATAACTGATGAAAAATTTAAATACAGTGTAAGACAGAAGTTTTACAATATCATTCCTCCAACGGAAGCAGCGATAGAGGTTATATTTTCAAAATTTGTTTCTCCCTACATTACTGACAAAGAATGGGATGGCTGTTCTCAAAAAGTGTCGAAAGTTCTTATTGATTTTGCTTATAAGGTCTATAAAAAGGGATTGGCAGATGCAGAAAAATAAAAAGCCGACCAATCTTTATTGCGAACAACAGTTCAAGAAAATGGTCGGCTATCTACCTAAGTAGAAATTAAATAAATAGTAACGAAATGCGAAAAAATAATCAAATAAAAAAAATGTTATTATTCGTCTTTTAAAATCAATCCGCCTTTCGTTATCCAAGCAATGCAAAAAGCAAATAAAAGTCCTATTTCGTTTATCATAGTCCACCATCCGCTGAAAAATGAAACGTTACAGGTAATTACCTGCCATATTTCAAAAAATAGCATAACTAGTGCACAGCTTCTATAGATAACATTTCTTTTTTTCTTATTTTCGGTTACAGAATCAAAGTCATCTGTTTTTGTAAAAAGGAACCAGCAATTAAATGATAAAAGAATAAAAAATATTGCAGCACAGGCACAGTGAACGTAATTTGAGTAGTGCATCGGTACCTGAAAAAAACCTACCCTTTCCATACTGTCAATCCAGTCTACAGAACACGGAAACAGCACAATCCCTATACCAAATACACCTGTAATTGTAGTTATAAAATTATCAATCCGGGAATATCCGTCATAAGTCATAAGACAGACAGATGCCGCAGTAAGTATTGCAGACAAGGCAGGTGAAAGATAATATGTTGCAGAAATTGAATACAAAGAATGGGCAGGTCTGCCCTGTATTAAAAGAACGGAAAATATCGCCACAAAAGGGAGAATACCTCCAAGAATTCCGCATACATTCCGTATGCGTCTGAGCCAAAGGTTTTTGTTCATTTTTTTTACCCCGCTATTTTTATGATTTTTTTTAAAACGGAAACAAAATACACGGCAAACGATGCCAGCCCTGTTCCTAGTATTGCATAAAGTATTTTCTGCCAAGCCTTTAAGGCAAGACGGCTTGGTCTTTCTTCCAGTCTTTTTATTCGGTTAGTATTGTCGATTATTTTTTCTTGAAGTGAATCTATTATAAATTGCATCTGCTGCTGTTCATTCAGCGTTTGACTCATCTTTGCCGTGAGTTCTTCCATTTGAGCAATGCGTTTTTCCATATAGCAAAGTTGTGTTTCTATTCTTACATCACGCTCAGAGGATTCTTTGGATAATGTCAGTATTTCCTTTAATGTGTCTACATCCGTCATTGAAAACTCCTGTTGCGTTTATACGTTATCTTAAAATGTATTATCTGTTACGTTAAACTTATTTTAAGTTTATCCAGTCATTTCCAAAACCAATGTCAGAAACGACCTGTTTTACGGCTGAGACGAACCTGCTTTCGTTCTTTTTTCTTCCTATCCAATGAAGGAAATTATGACATTGGGAGCAAAGGACAATAAATCTGTCCTCCGTAAGATTTTCGTATTCTTCCTGCGTTTCACATTTATAAATATGATGTATGGTTTTAGTAGCACGTTTTGAACCACAGAACGCACAGGAAGGATATTTTTCCAACATATTTTTTCTGAACTGAGTCCATTTTTTTGTCCGCCGGAAACGTGCGTGTTCTGATGTTTTCATTTTTTTTAATAGTTTTTTCTTAAATATTCGTATTTTTCAAATGCAAGTTGAACGTCAATGTCGTATTCAACAAGTTCAAAATAAAACCAAGATGTAATAAAAACATCATCTTTTCCGGGATTCTTTATTACAATTATCTTTTCCGTTTCGTCCGTGTAGGCAATTGTCGTATCATCAGTTATATCCAACGGAAAGACAGGAAACTGAATGTAAGGAAGGCTATTCCTTGTCTTTTTTGTTGTTACGCAGGATGTTAAGGCTATTAGCAAGACGGTCGTTGCCAGCACTTTGAGAAACATTTTTTTTATTTTTGTCTGCTTTTTTTTCTGATTTTGAAAAGTCATCAAGTAACTGCTCCTGTCTGTTTAATTCTTCCTTTGCTTCTTTCAATTCCTTCTTTAATTTTGATGAGTGTTTTATCAAAAACCAAGAAAGGACGAATTCACCAAAAAAAATTACCGTTAAAAAAATCTTGAACTCCATCTGTTATTCCTCTGCTTCTTCTCTTCCGAAATTAGTAGCAATTCTGTTTCCTTCAAGACCTCCGATAATACAGCCTATTATTATCAGTGCAGCAGATATGAAAGATGTCAGTGCTACAGATATATCTGCTTTTTCTTTTACAAAAACAGAAATAACAATATTTGAGACAAGACACACTGAGGATATTACATATTTATGAACATTAAGGGATTTGTATTCGCCCTTATTCATATTTGCAGTTTTCGTAATCATTCCTGCTATATCAAGTCCGAGGTAAATACCGAGGACTGCAATGTACGAAACGGAAACGCTCCCTGAACTTGCAGGAATCAGTATGAGGCACAGTGCCATAATTGCAGATGCAAGCACGAAAAACAACGCTTTAAAAAATTTAACCATATTTTTACTCCTATTCAAACATTTTCTTCTATTATTTCACCGTTGATGATAAATCCCGGAGATATTTCATAAGCGTGAAGTATCTTATTAAACGCTTCGAGATTTGAGCGTGTCATTATAAGACATCCGGCACTGTATGCGTAAGACGCTTCCCTTTGTTTCTCTTTATTGTAAGTCGAATGAATGAGCCAGCGTCCGGCTTTTTCGCCGTTGCCATAAACCTGCATTGACTCGGTATCTATTACCTGTCCATCAAGGTCTTTTGTTTCAATAATTCCGTGTATCTCTCCATCGTAATTTCTAGGGTCTACAAAGCATTTGATTTTAAAATATCCTTCACCAATCGTGTCTCCTGCTTTTTTCTGCATTGATTTGGACTGTTCGCCCCAGCAGAAGTTTGCAACAGACTGCACAGGACAGGAAAAAAGTTCACACTTTCCGTCAAACAGCCGGAAAGTGTCTATCATATTGTTCTTTATGTTATTTGAAAAAGAATCTTCTTCATTTGGTCTTAACTTAAAATCATAAGACTTCTTCTTTCTTTCAACGACAATGCTTAGTGCCATATATACTCCTATAAACAAAACTTTACAGAAGTTCTTTTTTATGGTTAATTTTTTTTATTGCTAAAATAAATCCAAAATGAGATAATCAAAATATGATAAAAACAAACTTATTTAAAGAACAGATTGCAAAACATAATCTATCTACAAAACAGGCATCAGAGGAACTTGGCATTTGCATGAACACATTGCGTGATTTTCTTAATGGGAAAAACGTAAGAATGGCTGTAGTAGACAAGATATGCACAAAGTGGGGACTTCAGCCAAAAGACATTATAAGTTATGAAAAGGATGAGTGAAAAAAAGCGGTCTTTATGAAAAGACCGCCGAAAAGAACGCTAAACAACAAAAGTAAAATAATAATTAAACGGATTCTTACATTTAGCATTCTCGTCATAGAAATAATCAAGCACGAGCATTCCAAAAAAGTCCGCTTCATTTTCAAGTTCAAATTCTTTTGCGGTTTTGAAAAAGTCGCTGTACCAGGCATTTACCACTGCGTACCATTCCCACTTGTTTATGACAGCCCAGTTATTTTGGAGTTTATTTCCAAGTTCGCAGGTCTGCTCATAAGTCCATTTTTCACCGCCAGTTCTTTCTGAACCGTCTGTTACTTTCATTGATTTTACCCAGGATTTACAGATAGATTCTGTAAGATGTTCACCATAAGCCTTCTTGTAAATCTTCTTATAGATACACATCTCGTCATCTTCACTCTCCACCGCTTCCGTTAGAAGCGAGATAAGCGTATCACTGGACAGTTTTTGTTCTTTTCTTACTTCGCTTATTAAGTCTGATAAACTCATTTTATCCTCCGTACCTTTTCTTTTCCGAATACGGTCTTTACCAGTTCATACCGTACAGGCTCGGTAGGCATTACTTCCGTTGTTTTGTCTTTATGATTTTCTGTGCTCTGTTCCCTGCTTTCGTGTTGTTTTATTTCGCCACGAAAGCAGGGGTACTTGCACAGTACACATAAACCATTACAGGACATTTCCGCACCCGGTGTTGTATGTAACAGGACTGTTTGCAGTGATGACGTGAGGTGTTGTTGCTCCGTACCATCCTTTGTACATCCTGCATTTCTTTACGTCACTAACAAGTATTGGGTTTCCGAACTTGTTTAGGACAGGAACACTACTTCCATTTACGGTTGCGTATAACTGGTATGAAGCAGCCGTAAATGGTAAGTCAGTTACAACCTTAAAACAGAACCGTCCTTTATCAGAAACAGAGCTATTGTCAGTAAATTGTAGTACAACGTTTGAAGAGCTGTCGTTTACAACATAGGTATTTGCTATGCGAACACATTTACACACCATAACTACCCCTTAGCAACATCCGTTTGTATACTGCCGGAACCAGTTCTCAAGGTTGTTTGTCTGATTAAGGATTGCCGCCGCAATTCCTGTTGATTGCAGTTCTCTGTCCTTGTCAGCGAGCCTATCTCTAAGGTTCTGTTCAGTGTTGTGCTGAATGAGCGAGCGTGTCATTTCTCCCTCAGCGTGCATTGCCGTTTTTAAGTCGCAACAGTTCTGCTGCATTTGGCTTCCAAGGCAGGCGATGCTTGCGTTTATTGAATTCGTGTTCTGATTCATTACATTCGCAAGATTGCCGAACCCGGAACAAAGGCTCTGCTGTACACCTGCAAAACCGCCGTTTATTGAAGCGTTGAGGTCTGTAACTTCCCTTTGCAGGGACTGGTTGTTAAGACCTTCCGTCAGTTCAGCCCTAGTAAGGGCACCCTGTGCGGCGGCATTCCCGTTCCAGTTTCCGAAACCACCGTAACCAAAAATAAGGAAGAAGAGTATGATGAGTATTCCGTTTCCGTTAAGGAAATCATTACTCCTTCCGTTTGTCATTGCGAATACATCGCTTGCTGTTAAGTCTGACATATTCCCACCTCCGTTTTTATTTTAGAAGTCCGGCAAAAATCCGTGACATTTTTATAGCGTTATCAACCTGCTCTTTTGTTACTCTTCCGCTTGCTATTATTTGATTAAGAAGTGCATTCGGGTCTTGTCCGCTTTTTTTAAAGTCAGAACAAAATTTGAAGAATTGTTCTTTAAGAGAAGTTGAGTTCTGACTGTTTTTCAGCATTGTGTTCATCTTTACTTCCTCCCTTTAACAGGTTTTTCATTTCTTCAAGAGATTTTTTAAGGTCATCAAACTCTGCCCTGCTTATATTTGCAGGTATGCTCTGAGCCATATACTCTTCCGTTTTATCTATACACTCATAAACTTTGAGGTTGTATCTTCCGGTATTGTCGCACTCCTTCACATAGAGAATATCTTCATTTGCATCTATAAGGGCAACAGACTCTTCATTCTCAAGTTTAAAGTCTTTTGCTTCTTGCAATCCGTTTACTCTTGTAACAGTCCGTTTAACAGGAAAAGCCGTGTTATAAAGAGATGTAAGAAATGTATTCTGGTTCATATTATCCCCCGTCATTCTTTTAACTGGATAATAGACACTGGGTAATTTTTTGTGTAGGGCAAAAATAAGGATTAAATAAGGAAAGAGTATAACTTCTTTACAGCCTTTAACTGTTTCTTAATAATTGTATCTTCTTCAAGATTGAAATATACGGCACATTCCTTTATGGTGTCACCCTGTATGAACCTTTTTGAAAGGAGTTCTATTTCCCTGTCATTAAGATTTGAATTTTCAAGAAGCAGAAGCTTATCCGGTCTGCTCATTCTGTCCATCCTGTTTTTAATGAATTCCATTTGATATGTCACTGATACCCTCGCAGTTAAATAATATAAAATTCTTCAAAAATCAATTTGGAAGAAACTTGACAATATTTATCAAAAGATTAAAAATTTATTGACAAAGAGGTTTTTGCTGATGGGGTATTTGCGTAGCAGAGTTTTTAATTTTATAGATGACAGGCTTCAGTTATTTTCACTGTTCGGAATGGTTATTTTCTGTACAGTTTCGATTCTGAATTATTTTGAAACTCCAATATTTGAGTGGGAATTACGGTCAGCAATTTATGGAGCAGGAATATTCCTTGTGTTCTTTTTAGGGCATAAGGGAACTTGGATTACTTGGTGTATAGTTGCTTATGTAATGTTTTACTTTTCGACATTTAGGAACATTTCTTATTTCGGAATAATAGTGCTTCTTATTTCTTTTTATCCTGTATTGAAAATACCTATGATTACAGTATATGGAATAAATGTCTTTGTTATTTCACATCTTCACGAACTTGAACTTATGAAGGTGGTTTTTCACGTTTCTGCTTGCCTGTCCGTATACCTTGTTTTTGACGAAACTATAAAACGTGTAAAAAACCTTACAAACAAAAAACTTGAACTTCTACAGGATGAAATAATAATTCTTGAATATCTTTCTAAAGGAATAAAACAAAATGACATCCCGGATTTCTGCCCGGAAACTGTATCAAGAAAGCTTCGCAAAGCAAAAATAAGAAACGGAATATCAAAAACAAAACTTCTGGTAGAAAGATTTAGAAAAGAAAACGATATAAAATAATGTTATTAAGGGCTTTCTTACTGGATAGATTCCTAAAAATAACTGACACTGTAAATACAATAAAATAGGAGTGTATATGAAAAAGACTTTTATACTGGTAGTTTCGCTGTTGTTTTTGGGGACATTTGCTTTTTGTGATGGCAGTTCATTTACTTATGATTATAAAACAGGGGATAGAGCCTATCTTTTCCCTTTAGGTATCCAACCTAAACAAAATTACAATAACGAATATAACAGTTGTTATGTTGCAGAAATATCAAAGGCAATAGGATACCCTGAAGGAACTTATGCTTTAAAACTAACTGCTGAAGATTGGATTTCTGCCAACGTTTGCTGTGCTGTTACTTCTACATATATAGTAAAAAAAGGCGATATTTTAACTCTTTACGAAAATTTTGGATTAAGCACTGGCAAATGTAAGTTTTCCATAGAAAAAATTTCAGACAACGAAATATCTCTGAGAGAAATTTACGATAATAAAGAAAATCCTTAAGACGGATTATATATTATCGAAACAATACCTTTCCAAAAACCACCGTTGCATAGGAAATTCTACAGAATCACTGAATGTAATGTGTGGTTTTTCTTCAAGTATTTCAAAAATAATCCTGTCGTCTTTAAACTTAATGTCCACGACATTTCTTTTCAGCTCTTCTGCAAGAGCAATTACCGTTTCCTTTAAGCGTTCTTTTTCCACTTCCATATAAGCCCCTTCATATCATCAATTACACCTTTAAAGTAATCAAAGTCGTATATACCCTGTCCTGCTTCTGAAATTATCTTAATGTCGAGTAAGTCTGGGCAAAACATAAGCATAAATAAAACCCTCATTTCGTAAAGCCTGTGAGGTTTTATCATCAGATAAAGGTCGTCCATAAACGGACATATTTGATACCATTCAAAATTACACCTGTTAATAACATTCGTTACAAAATTTCTGTCATTAAGCAAAATCTGCTTTTGAGTGCTTTCAGTATATGTTCCGCACATAGACACCTTTCCCTCTGGAGGTTCTTCGCATCTTGTCATTTTTAGACCGAGTTTATCGATTACTTTTCCTGCAATTTCAATCTCTATCCTTCCTTTTTCTATATTATTTTTTCCATCCTTTTTTACTGCTCTAAGCCTGTATTCAGACAGGTTAAAGTTTCTCCAAAAATAAGTAAGTATACGCGTATCACAACCACCTGTAAGTGTTGGGATAAAAGCATTTCTTCTGCAATAATCAGAAACAATGTCGGAATACTTTTCCTTCCACAACATTACAAGATTTTTGGAGTCTTCAATATCTACCGAATAAAGCCGTGAATAATCGTTAGGTTTTACTTCAATTTCGCCGCTCCTGTTAATCCTTATTTCAGACCAATTGTTGATTACTTTATACGGAAGTTCCGGAGTTTCTATATTGAGCATTTTCTGAAACTTTCCGTCTATCCCCCACATAGAGTGTTTGATGTTAAGGGGGGGGGTGAAAACCCTTTCCATACTGTTTCTCTTAATGTTGAGTATAGGGGTGAAAACCCTTTCCATACTGTTTCTCTTAATGTTGAGTATAAGGGTGAAAACAGTTTTAATTCCCTTTACCTTAAAGTCTGTCGAAAGTATAAAGCTGTTTCCTTCTTTTTTAAAATAAAACTGAGGACATACAAGATGACTGTTTTTTATGACAATCTCATTGTCATTCCTGTAAATATCAAGGTCGTAAATATCCTTTAAGTCGTTGTGTATAAGAAAGTCAGATGATTTTATCGTTATCATTTAGTTGTCCATAAAAGAGCGGAATTCGTCAAAATCTTCATCAGGTATACTATGAAAATATTTGACTTCATAAAAAGGACTGTCGTTTTTATCCATTTTTGTAAACGGAAGTATTCCTTCTGAAAACAGGCGACCTTTTAGTGAATTGTTGAAATAAAAGCATAAATGCCGTTCTGGTCGTTCTTCAAGGTATTTTCTGACTTCATCAACAGTTTCTACATAAAGATTGTCCCACTTTTTCTTGTTCTCAATTCTTGGAAGATGTTCCCAAGTTGAATTATTTGGAATTGACTCAATACTTGAAAGAAACTCACTGCTTTCAATAAGTTTTTTATCACCTCTTGCATTATCTGTTGTGTAGTATTCCTCAAAAATTTTTTTAGCAATGTCAGTTCTTTTACCATTATGCACTATGCAAAAGTTATGATTTCTTATTCTAAAAATATCTTCATCTACAAGAGTCTTCATAACACTAGGGTCTGCTATATAGACATCAGTATCCATATAAAGCATATCCGGGTACAGGCTCAGTATGTATAACCTTATGGCATCGCTTGCTATTGGTTTTGCTTGTGCACCTTTTAGTTTCAATGCACTGTCTATCCATTTACTACACTTTTCTTTTGCTTCTATAACTTCTGGAGAAGCATAATCAAACACTTTAATTTCACAACCTAAGCGTTCCCAACTTCTCATGCAAAACTGCTGAAACTTACTTGTGGGTTTTCCATCGACAAAATATCCGTCATCAAATGGATTTGTAGTAAAAACTGTCATATAGGCTCCTTATTATACAATAAAAAGTTTTTCAGCAATGGACCTCCTTCTAGGTTCCCTTTAAGGTAAATAACAGGAACCCCCTGCTTTTCAAGTTCCTCTGCCTTTTTTTTGTTAAGACGTAACGACTTGCAAAAACAGTCAAATGCCCTTTGCCTAACACCTCCGTTTTCTTTATTTTCTCTTTCTATAAAAAGTTTTTCATAATACGAAAACACTTCTTCTTCGGGAATTGCAACTGCAATTATTTTTATGGAAGGAATGTTTTCCAATTCGTATTTATAAAAACGGTCCATATTGAACATATAAATGCAATCTTCGTCACATTTTGCTGCGAAGTTAGCCACCATCTGTTGAATAATACCTATCTGCCGTTGTGTCTTTACATTAGCAAAAATATCAAGGTCTACATATCGTGTGTGGTGTTTTTCAAGCGAAGTTTTCCCTGTGCACATACTTGTAAGTAAAACTTTCATTAAACTCTCCATAAACTCATGTGACCGCACAGAGTGCAATTTTCTTCTTCACAGACCCTCGGTTCTACTGTTTCAAATGCTTCAATTTTCATTCTTGTTGTACATCTATTAGAAGTTCTCGTTCTTCCTACTACAGTGTCAAAATCTATGTACACAAAATCATTCGAGTTTGAGCACACAAATCCCTTTGTGTGAATTGCTTTTTGCCATACATTCTGCACATTGTTTGAATCCATAAGAAACTGGTTCCTAGAACCATAATTACGTTCCGTTCCGTCAGTAAAGCATACTTTGTACCTGTCAGACTTTACTTTTCTAGAACTATCTGTTATGAGTCCTTCCTGCCTTTCCTTTTCTTTTGAAAAACGCAGGTCGCCTTCTACGGAATAGTCTATTCCTATTTCTCGACATTTGTTAATGAATTTCTTGCAAAGATTTTGATTTTCTAAAGTTGAAACCATTTCACAACCAAGAATATCAAAACATTTTTTCAATTCCTCAATCTTTTTAAAGTAATTTTCAAATGGCTGATATTCATAATGAAAACTTGCCGTTGCAGTTGCTTTTATTCCTTTTGAATGTAGAACTTCACAAAAAAAAGAATAGTATTCTGCATTACGAAGCAGGTTTGTAGTCATATTTATTTTTTTTATTTTTCCGGAAGATAATTTTTCGCAAATGGAACTAAGGTCAAGAACGCTTACTTCTCCGCCTATAAGGTCGATTTTTACATTCTTAAAGTCAGTTGCATCAACCATTCTTGAAATCTCTGAAGCAACTTCTTTAAGACGTTCATTCTGTTCCCTTACTTTTTCTTCCGAGAGTTTGTCGTTTCTTCCTTTGCGTATGCAGTATGAACAATCGGCATTACACATTCCTGTCATTCGCCATTTTATTATGAAGTCTGATTTATCTAAATCTGTTACCGACAGTATGTCTTTCAATTCTGCTCCTTAAAAACTTCCAATATAAATATAAGGGTGTTGATATGCATAAAAAACACCGTAATTTGGAATTGTAAATGTATAAGTACTCCCGTCCGTAAACGTTATGGTTCCTGTCAAGGTAGAAACAAGTCTAACTGTAGGCTCTCCATCTGGAGAGCCAGTCGTCCAATAACGGTCCCCACTAATCGTAACAGTTCCGGTAGAACTTAAAGAACCTTTTAAACCGGATTTGACATTTACGAGGCGATGATTTTCTTCGTACAGGTCTATATAGCCTGAGAAAGAGATAGAACTTATAGGTCTTGCTTGATTATTTATATATACATCGATACAAGGGTCAGAAGGATAATAATGATAATAGGTCGTTCCACATTCTATGGAAGTTTGCGATTTTTCCCACTGAAAAGAGTACCGAATCTCAACAGTAGTATTCTTTCTGAACACCTCTGTGCCGCCTACTTTTACAATTTTTATATCATCACAGAGGACAGCACCCTCACTATTCTTTACTATGATTTTTTTAACTGTAGTTCCGTTTATTACTATGCCCATAGGAATCCCTTAATTAAGTGTAAGTGTTAATGTATTGCCTTCTAATGAACCGGAAACTGCACTTTTTCCTTTTATCTGCACTGAAGAAGCCTCAATCTCTACTATTCCGTTACCTGCCCAGAGTGATATATTGCTGTTTGCAGATAACGAAACAGTGTCGCCTGTATTTCCGTCAAACATAATATAAGTGAGGCGTGAGGCATTTGACCCAACCCATGGCATAACCGAGCCAGTTTGTATTACACCTCCCTGATTCAAATGTATACTGGGACAATAAAGAGGTCCTGATGACAATTTCCTAGGAAAACTTGTATTTCCATCTTTATCCAACAGCGTTGCCGTTCTCACTAAAGAACCAAATCTTCCTTTGTACTGTCTTACATAGATAGGTTCTGTTCCATCGTCAGCAGTTGCTATCTCAAGTGCACCGTAGTTATAGCTTTCTGCTCGTCCTACAATTCTCCAAAAATCATTGTCTCCGACAATTCCGATAATCCCCCTGTCATCTGTTCCTGAATTTGAAAACTCAAGGTTACCTGTTATTGCAGAAGAACCTGACAAAGGAATGTAATCGTGTGTATGCCCTGTATTTGACTTACTGGACAACCCTTCTGACAGGGAAGTTTTAGTAGCATAAGTATTTGCGATATTGTTTCCGTTGCCGTCTGAGTTTGCGTAATCTGACCTTTCGGCAAGCATTGATTTTCCGCCGTAAGCAGTTGCAGTAAGCCCTAAGACGCTTGAGATTTTACCTTTGATATAATTCCAAACAGCTGAGAACCTTCTTTTATATGGAACATTTTTTGCATTAGTATCTGCAAAACCATTGTTAGAAGCGTATGAAGAAACAAACATAGTTCCGTCTGTTACATCATCGGTTGCTTCGGAAAGTTCTTCTACAAATGCTTTGTTTATATCAGCTTGTGTTGTTTGTCCTGTACCACCATAAGCAATACCTATTGTCCCAACTTTAACTTCGGAAGAACCGTCATAAGTTTTTCCGTTTACTGTTAAAGCATTTGGATTTTTAATTGTAACAGAGGATTCTATTTTTTCCTGTGTTACCGCCGAGTCTGCAATTTTTTCTGTGGTTATGTTTGAGTCTTCAATTTTACTTGTAATGACTGCCGAATCAGAAAGTTCTTTTGAAGTTATGTTACAATACATTCCGTAAGAGGAGTTCCATCCGTCAGAAAGAAATATAAGATGAATTTCTCTTTTTGCAGGAACTGTGATTCCTTTCGTTCCGCCGTCAATTCCGCTTACTCCGCCTTTTACTGTTATATCTCCGCTTGAAACGTTTATTACTCGGACTTCACATCCAAGAAAGGACTCTGAACAGTCGTGAAGTGTAAGCGTTATGTCTGATGCCTTTACCACGAAAACAGCATTATGCTGTATTTCAGAAGTTTCAGAATCTTCTACTATCTCATAAGGACGCATTTTTCTGAAAGGAAGCATTGCATCATCTGCACATTCAGCAGTAGAAAGTCCGCCCTGCTGTTTTTTTGTCCCGAATTCGTTGTCGTAAGTAGGGAGAGCCGGAATCATAAGGGAATCAAGTGTACAGTTAATTTTCATTTATTACTCCTTTCTATCTTTTGCTTGCAAATATCTTATTTACTAATATATTAAGTTAATTAAAGAAAAACAACACCGTCCTTTACTTCCTTTTCCTCTGTTTTAAGTGTCAGTGAAAGTTCTATGCCGGAAATAAGCCTGTGCAAATCGTCTTTTATTTCAAACCGTCTGTTTAAGTATTCTGCCTGCATTGGTTCACCTCGCATTAAATTTTACTTTCAAGGGCTGAAATTCTGCTTTCCAACGGATTTATGTAACTATTGATATTTTCAGAATTGATGATTGTTGCCCATTTCATTCCGAACCTGTTGCTATCTGTACCGTAACTAATCTGAATTTGATTTGCACTATTAGCACCGCCAAGTATGCGGAACATTAAACTAGATGATGAACCACCAGCGTAAAATGTGTAAAGGCTTCCCACCCAGCCAGGATAATGTTCACCATCAAGATATGTACCATTCGTATTCATTGCAGGAGTAAAATTATCAGAATTAAGCCACTCGAATCTTGAAGTAAAGTACCTGTCATCGTGAGTATGTCCTGTATCTGACTTTCCGCTTAATTTTGTATCAACTTCACTTTCGGTGTAGTACCTGTCATCGTGAGTATGGCTTGCCGCCGCTTTTCCGGCAACTGTTGTTTTCAATGATGAAATTTCATTTTGATTTGCAGTTATCTGCGTATTCATTGCCGCCGCATCGTCTGGGTGGGCACTTATCCAGTCTGCAATTTCTTTGAGTGTATTCAAATCTTCTGGAGCGTTTGCAACGATTTCAGCGATTTTTGCCGTTACCTCTGCCGTTATCTGCCCCGCAATCCAACTTTTTGCCTTTGCCCAAAAATGTTTAAGTCCGTCTAATCCTACAAATTTCTTTCCCATTTTTTACTCCTCGAATACTGTATCAATTTCTGCTGTTGTCAAATATTCACCTTTACCTTCTGTAATTTCATTTGCGACTAATCCTTCTGTGTCAAAAATAAAATGTTTTTCCCTGTAATCAAGTTTTCCCCAAGGAATTCTTGAGTCAGTGTTTCTTGAAAAACTTTCAAAATCCTCACACGCAGTATTGTCTATCATAAGTTCGTCAAGGATAAACGTATTTTCAAGTTCATCACCGTTCTTGTTAAGTATTAAAACAATATCACTTACAAGTCTTTCATATCTTACAAAACTTACTGATGTCTTGTTAATGAAAACCGATATTGTATCTTCACTAAGGATTACTCCAAAATGAAGCCAAGAGTTAGGTTCAAAAAATATACCCATTTGTTTGAATGTTTTTTCATTATCTTCATCAGGATTAGGATGATTAGCACCTATATGAGATATGGAAATTGACGCTTCTGAAGGTTCATTCCATACAATGACATCGCCTGTCATTTCTACTTCGTTATTCCACATAGGTTCATCGGCTTCTGGAATATTCCAGTACTGCTCGTTTTGTCTGACTATAAGCCTTACCCTGTCCTCTTTTGTACCTATATCAAACAAAACTTGATTTTCGCACCATATATACTGAATCCAGAAATCAATTGTAAGAGAGTTCGTTGCCGAAATATTTCGTAAAATCTGATATTGACCAAAAAGAGAGTTCGCTGTTTCTGAGTATGGAGCAACTGCAAGGATTGCAGGAGTATAGTCCAAATTTCCTTTAGTTTTGTTTCCTACAAGTTTCAGTTCACCGGTGCTTAGAATAGAAAGGTCTGTTTGTTGATTCTGGTCATTTAAGTCAGTGTCAAAATGCCATACCCTTGAATTGTCAGAAAGGAACGGAATACCTATGTCGTGTCCGAGTTTCCGTCTTTCTTGTATACTCATATTCGTAACTACAATCGAGTAGTCAGAAATAAGTGAATTCGATATTATTCCGGCTGTCGTCATTTGAGAAATAGAAAACCACTCAGATGCAACTGTTTCTCTGTGCTCATAGAAAGTTCCGTCAGGTGTTATCCTTGTCCTGTCGAGGGAAGTACTATCTTTCGTTATAATGAGTTCGCCGTTGATGTTTGACGCATAGGAAGAAATCTCAAAGTTTCCTACTTTGAATGTAATATTATAACCAACTACGTCATTATTCTTTATCTGTGGTTCTACAAGAAGATATTGGTCATCTCCGCCGACTCTCATTGCACCTTGCCAGCGTTTCTGTCCTGTGTCATCATCAATAAACGTTGAAAGATTCCAGTAGTTCTTGTCGTTTCCCGAAAGACTTCCCTCTTTGATTGTACCTACATTTGCAGTAATTGCAGAAAGTTTTGATATATAGGCTTCTTTTGCCGTTTCGTTTGCGTGTACAATATCTCTTATATTAGTACACAAAGCGGTTTCAAAAACAGTTTCATTCGGCTCGCTTTTCCCTGCTTCACTTATAGCCGTAATGCTGAATTGATACAGTGTGTCTTTCAAGTCATTACTTGACTGACCTTCAAGCGGCATAGTTTGAGTATATACGCTTCCTGTTTCTATATATCCGTCACCGTCTTTGTAGTTATCTTCAAGACCGTAAGGGTCAAGCGTTCTTCCAGGCTTGAACCATACTCCTTCTTCATCATACCCCGGTCGCCTTATTTTTATCCTGTATTTTATGTTTCCGTACTGCTCAACACTTTTTTTAGGAATACCCATTATGAGGGTTATTGTTCTGTCGCTTACACGTGTTGCAACATCTGGAACCCCTAGTTTCCAAGTCCCGTATGAGTTTGTATCAGGTATTACAGTATTATAGTACAAAGCAGGAACACCTGCGGTAGAAATAGGCCTGCACCTTACTTTCCATTTTTGTAAATCTTCTGCTTCCGGGTATTCATCCTTAAAAATGTATTCATACTTTGAACTGTCAGAAATCCTCGTCATCCATTCTGCGTTTTTTTCTTTTTGGATTCCAAATTCAAAACTATAAGGAAGTCCATATTCTTCGGAAGATGGGGATGTCGTAATTTCAGAAGAAACACCGTTTTGGTTTGCTTCAGAGATAAGACTATTATGTGAATAATCTGGAACCCATGTTCCGTATCCCCTTGTACTGCAATTTAAATCAGAATCTGTAGTAAACTCAGGGCACTGTAACGTAAACGCAGTTACTTTTAAAGAATATAAATCAAGGCATCTTCCCTTAGATGTTATTCCTACTTCCTTCAATGCGTCCAATACGCTCTTTTTTTCCGGGAAACCGTCCTTATCAAAATCCCTGTCAAATACATATTCAGTCTTTGTTTCAATTGCTTTTTCAGTAGAATTTATAACATCTCCGTCATAAATAAACTCCACCTTATACCTTATATCTCCAAAAGACAGGTCTGAGTTTGTTTCCCATATTGCAGTCAATCCTTCTTTATTTGCAGAAAGACTTGTTGCATTAACTTGAGGAACTGTCCACGTTTTGTACTCTGTCGTGTCAGTAGATATGTTCCCTACGGATTCGCTTTCGTTTTTTGACAGTGCATCAAAAGATGTTACTGTAAATGAATATAGGCTTAAATCCGAAGCCCCTGGACAAGTTTCTTTTATCTGCTCATACATATCGTGAGTTTCCGGGTATTTATCCAAAGTCCTATTGAACTTGTATGTGTGAGAGTTTCCCTTCTGTTCTACGCGAACCCTGTTTGTGCTGTTGTAGTAAAGGTCAATACGATACCTTAAATCTCCGTAAAATTCCCTCGGTGTATCGTATGTACCCCATTTTAATTCAAGATTGTCCTTTTTTGCGATTATAACAGGATTTGAAGGTACAGGCGGAACCCATGTCCCATAATCAGAAGCATCAATTATTGCCGTGCTTTTTTCCGAAGAATAGACTTCATTAAAATGAACAATTCCTACTTCCCAATCGGAAAAATCTTCTGCTTCTGGGTATCCGTCATCTTTTCTTGAGAAAGTGTAGTTATATGAACTTGCGATTAGTGAAGGTATTTCCTTTTTATAATCTCCGTGACTTACCGTAATGTTAAAACTCTCGTTTCCGTAAAGATTGTTCTGCCTGTTCCATGTTATTCCGAGTCTTTCTTTTTCGGCAGACACGAACCCGATTGTAATAGTAGGAATCCACGTCTTGTAATAAGTTTCATCAGGATTTGTTTCGTCTCCTGTTTTTACTACACCGCTTTCAATATTTTGAGAAGAAACAACAACTTTGTATTTACCGAGAGATGTTGATTTTTTGTAAACATCTGTATCAATAGAGTTATACACAACAGTTTTTTCCGGGTATTTATCGGTTGTACGGTTAAACTTGTATGTGTAAACAAGACCGTTTGTCGTGTATTCCTTAACAACATCATCCTCGTAATATACGGTTACCGTATGCTTCAATGAACCGTACATTTTTTTGTCATAATCAACATTCCATGCAATATCCAGTCCGCTCTCTGTTGCCGTAACGTTGATATTTCTAGGTGTTCCAAAAATCCACGTTCCGTAGTCTGAAATATTTATTTTTGCTTCTGCAAGTTCAGACTCTTTTCCGTATAAATTAACACCCTTTACTGCAATTTTCCATTCAGAAATATCTTCTTTTTCCGGGAAACCGTCCGTAATACGATTGAAGTCATACGTGAAGTTAGAAGAAGTTGAACTTCCTATTTCTTCATATCTATCTTTCTTGTTAATATACCATACATACGAACTTATGTTCTGGGACAGTTTACTTTCTGTGTTGTCAAACTCTGGGGGATTGCATCTTAGTAGAATACTGTCTTTTTGTGCATATCCGTAGAGACCTGTAGGGGTAGGAGGGTTCGATGAATCTTTTCCAGACTCAACTGCCTTTACCGCCGTTTCGGTTATCAACGCTGAGTTTTCTGCTATCTTTGAAGCAAGAATATCAGGTGTAAGGTCATTCGTTAGTTGAAAAGTTTCCATCCCCCTGTTCGGTATTGTCATATTGTTCTGAAATGACGGAAGTTTGTCCCCATACCTATACAGATTCTCATTATATAGAATGAGAGTTAGTTCATAATTAAAGTCTTTATCTGCCTTTATTTTTGTTATCTTGTAAGTTTCGCTTATAACTCCTACATAACCGAAGTTTACAAGATTATCAACCTTTGGTTTGTAATACAGAAGGTCAGAGACTTCGCCGTTTATGCTTTCATCTGATTTGGATATTTTTCTGTCAAAAAGAACTACGTTTGTTTGCCCTTTTTCTGCTTTATATACGGTTTTTTCGGTAACTCCATTTTCTGTTTCATCAACGGTTATTTCGGTTCCTTCTAATGCAAGGCGAAGGCAGATACAGTTGTTCTTTCCATGAGCAGTTTGTTGAAATATTTCGACTCCCTGCTTATTCTTCTCTATTCCGTCTACAAACTCAGTTTCGCCTGTAAACTTATACAATTCATTACATATAAATCCGTAAACATAATCATCATCTTCTATAAGCCTTACTATGCGTCCACCAAAATCGGTACCAAGAAGAAGTGTAGGTAGTTGGACTACACAGGTATTAAGAAGTTCAGCATTGAATCCTTCCCACCCTACTTTTGCGGTAACGACTTTTTTATTGAGGATACGGTTTGCAAGAACGTACCTTCCAAGACTCCAAGCCTGGTACGGATTTGTTACGAAATCGAGTTTTAATGATTCAAGTGCTTTTTCCGGATTTTTGTAATCCTCGGCATCTTCCATACACCATATAGTGTTATTCTCAAACTCGTCATTTTCATCAGGGAACTGTATAGAAATACCAGAAGGAGTTTCTTCATAACTATAAGCAACAGTACTTGAAATACAGTTCTGTTGGTTTACTATCATTGTTGGGAAATCTTCTTTCTTGTCGAAAATGAACTGAATTCTATTGTAATTATCCCTGTTAAAAAGGCTTCTTCCTGCCGTTAAAATGCTGGACAGAACTGTTTCAGCTTTTGACTGCTGATAAATCCATCCGTTGGCAGAGTATTTTACAACAACCTCGTCATCTGCATTATGTACAGTTCCGTCTGCGTCAATAACTTTCGTTCCATAGGTAGAGCCATCTATTACTGCATTACATCCTTCAAAGCATTCTTCAGCGGACAGAATGTTTATATCGTCATATCCTTTTGCATCAATACCTGCGTGAGGACCTACAAGCCAATACAATGCAGATGATATGGCATTTGTTTCATTGCATTTTCTTATACTTGAGTTTTCGTCAGTGTTAAGAAAATAACGTCCTTTGGAATCTTTAAACTGGTCTGCAAAAATCAGCCGTGATAAAGTCTGAACATAATCATTGCCCCTTTTGTAGCATACGGCATCTTTTCCTTCCATTCTTAAAGACTCATAGATTTTCTTTTCTTCATCTTCACTCGAAGCCGTAATCTTTTCGCCTTTTATCCATTTTCCTGTATTTTCATCATAATACTTAGGATAATAATATTCCTTTGTTTTCCTTACATTTTCAGGGAATATCTTTTTTGTGCTCAAGTCAAAAAACGGCTGAAAAGCTTCTGCCACAACTGAGAACTTATCTAGTTGCCCCTGTATGTTTCCGCCTACATCTGCCTTTGCTTTTATGGCAACAATACAAAGTTTACGCATATTTTCTTCGGAAAGCGGTCTTAATGCAGGAACTTCTACATCCGGCGGAATTTCATCTGTCTTTAATTCGGTATATGTATAATAGGAAGCATAGCCAGACTGGTCTATCTCTCTGTAGTTTTCGTAAGAGCCGCAGACTATAGCACCATATCCTTCCTGTATTGAATAGGACTGATAATCAAAATAATCTCTATCTTCATTTTCTATTTTTGACTGATAACTACTTACTTCGCTTTCATTTATATAAACCCATTTTGCATCTTTTCGGGAGAAATTTCCCCACCTCTGTGTTCTTTGGTCATAAATCCTTGACCACGTTTCTTTATATACTCTGTAATTGTATTTTGTTTCTCCGATATTTGCTTCATCAAGTTTATCTTCATCAAACTTGAAAGTTGTTAATGTGTTCCACTGAATAACATCTTGAAAGCTTGCAGGTCCATTTTCTCCTTCTGATGATGTTTCATCATAATAACAAGGAGAAATACGGATTACACGTACTTCAACAATTTTTGAGGGATTATCTGCTTCAAGAATACGTTTGCACTCGTTAATAGACAGTTCAACACTTCCTGTAAAACGCATTTCAGAAACATTGTTTTCCGGTACATCGTTATCGTATACGTCCTGAAAATTAAAAAGTTTTTCTCCTACCCATTTTGCGTTTATAGAAGATTTTACGTCACTGTTAAAAGTGTTCCCTGTATGTGCATCAAGGTCTTTTGTACGTTCTTCTTCTGTAAACTCCCTTGCTTCAACTGGATGGTTTGTATCTGAGTTTAGTTTTGTGAAACTTATCCATCCACTAGGATTTTCTGCATTGGAAGCGGCATTTTTAGAACTGTAAAGCCTGTACTGAATTGCGTACCAAACAGGTATGCTCCAATATTCAGTTCTTGAACTTGAGTCAGAACTTTTTACTCTTGTTCCGTATAAACCAGAACCTGCATTTAATTCTACCTGTATCTTTCTCGGACAAGACTGAGAAAAACGTACACTGTTATTTCTAAAATACCGTGGGAATCTCTGACCCTTGTATTTTGTTTGTGCTACGTCATCTAAGTCTTTATCTGCAATAAATAGAGGAGTTGCTTTTACGGAAGTTTCAATAACTGCTTCTGGGTATATAGTCCCATAATCTACAGTATCTGAATTAGGGTCTTGCTGTAATATTTCTATTTCAATGTCATTGTTATAGAAAACGTTTGTTATTTCTCCTTTATCATCATCAGCAACCCCGGATAATTTTCCGTGCATTATAGTCTTTAAATCCGGGTTATTATCCCATTTTTTGTTATGAGCAAGCATAAGGGAACCGAGTTTAAAATCGGTAAGTTTCAACGGAGCGTAACCAACAGCGTAAAGAGTACGTATTTCTTGGTCTATTCCATAATCACCTACAGAAACTGAATAAGGAGAACCGCATATAAAAGGAGTTGTCAGATGTTTTCCGATTACGACAGGGAAAGAGTTTCCGACAATACTTTGATTCTGTGCACCTCTTACTCCTAATGCCTGCTGTCCTTCAAGCCCTGCATTAGTTTTATATTTCTTTTTAGAACCGCTTCCAGTTATATAGTCAGCTGTAAGTACGTTACCGTAAAAAGGAATAAGACACTTAAACGCAGTATCCCAGTCTCCGTTAAATGCGGCTACAATAAATCCTACTGAATTTGACATAGGTCCAAAAACAAGACTTACTGCCCTTCTTATCCATTTTCCTGCACTACCGCCACCGGGAAGTATGATAACTGAAATAACATCATCTTCTTTTACTACATAATCAAGGCTTTCGCTTTTGTTGTTTACAGTAGCAATTACTGAAAGTTCACTTCCGTCACTGTCGTCAAGGACTTCATACGTTGTCTGTCCTGTGCCTGAGTAATAACACTCTACAAGCTCTTTCTTATAGGAATTATCCCCGGAATATTTATCAATTAAATTTCTAAGAGTTATTCCGTTTTCTGTGTTTATAGTCTTAACTTCACTGTCAAAAATGTTACTTACAAGTCTTATTGTTGCCATTTGTAAAATCTCCTGTTCTTGTAGTAAAAATCTTCAAGTTTACACACCTGAACTCCCTTTACGTCACAGTGAATAAACATTCCCTTATCAAGATACATTCCTACGTGCACTGACTGTCCTCTGTCATTGAAGAACATAATCAAATCCGTATATAAAGGAACTTCTATTTCCTTAAAAAGTCCTTTCAGCCCGCTTTTTATATCTGCACCGGATTCTTCAAACCCCTTTCTGCTCATTGAAGAATAGAAAAAATCCGGAAGGTTTCTTCCTATCCTTTTATAAAGGAAAATGATAAGACCGTAACAGTCAAAACCTTCCCTGTTCCTCCCGTGCTGTTTGTATGGAATACCAAGTAAATCAGCTATATAAACCATAAAGACCGCCTATGACTCAGAAGAAACCGAAGGGAACTGATTTTGGATTGCGAGGTTTCTCGGAAAGTTCGTAGTGTCAAAATCATCGCCGGATAAAGTAAGTACTGCTGTAGTAGTATTACAGGTTGCTGATTTTGCCTGAAACTTCCATTTTGAAAGAGGGATGAATATATACTTTGAATCTGTAACCTGTCCGTCCTCATTTACGGAATATTCCTGTTTTGCAAATGCGGCACATATATTTACTTCGCACGGAATACGGCACTCACCGAGCATTTGCGGGATTCTTGAATCAATGGAAGAAACTGAAATGGAAGCGTTTGACATTGATTTTCCGTTCTGCTCCGGCGGATTATAATCAAAACGGCACGGGAGATATATTTTTCCCTTATATTTTACTTTCGTAACATCATTTATAACACGAAGGTAAGTATCGTCCTGTTCCGTTGAGTTGTCATTCCAAGCCAAATCCGGGTTATAAATTTCTACAAGTACAGGAAGAAAACCGTCTGAGTTCTGAGAAAAAAGTTCTTCAAGTGCTATGTTATTTATGTTTCTTTCCATAAGTTACTCCACGTTTATTGTCTGTGAAAAAGCCGTTCCGTATACCGTAACGACAACGTTTCTTGAACCTGCCTCCATATCTGGTATATAGAATCTTGCAACGTTGTCCTGAGTTGTTATACTCAGAGGCACGACTGTATTTGAATCAACGTTGATTATTACATCATTCATAGAAGGGTATGTAACAGGAGTATCAGAAAAAATAACGTCTATGTAACTTTTATGCACTCCTATTTTATCAAGAGATATTTCTGATTCCGGAATAGTTATAGTTCCTTCAAATGTGCTTTCCCATGTCATTGTAAAACGCACGGAATATCCGCTTTTTCCGCCCTGTACGGCACTTGTTATTCTGTACCACTCATATACTTTTTTGTTTTCGCCTAGCAGAATAGAAGGAAACTGAAAGCAGTTTGCACCGTATTGCAGGACATACTGGTACCAGTTAAGGAATCGGTCTTTTTCTGTCAGACCGTTTTTGTCCTTTTCAAGCCAGTCAAAATCCATTGTTACCTGAAACTTTTTTGGTGGAATTGAAGAAGAAAGACGTGTCTTTTCCTTCCCGTTTTCGAGGGAATCTTTTTGAAGTGCATTTTCTCCTATCGTTATTTGACAGGAATCTATTATTATACGGTTTACGTTTGAAGCCCATCCTACATATTTCATAAACCGTATTTTAATTTTAGCATAGGCTGAGGTTAAGCAATGACAGACCTTCCCTGTAACCTTGCCGTTCTTGAATTAAAGGCATCGTCAGACTTAGGAGAGGATATTACTTCAAGTATTTTATCTTCAAGAATTGCTTCTATGCTGATATTTCCATCCTTGTCCTCCTTCGTCTTGTAAGAAGCCTGTATCTGACCACTTGAATTATTCACTATGTTAAACGCAATATTTGGAGATGTTTTTCCGCCTGTATGACCAAAATCTTCTGGGTGTTTTGTTGCTATCAGATAATCTTTAGGGTCTGTCGTTATTATGTTTCCGTTGGAAGAAATGAGAGCATCGTGCACACTGTATGCCTTCGTGTTTCCGCTCAGTCGCTCGCTTGTGGACAGTGCGTTCTGGTGTCTTAATTCGTTTTCGTAATAAATGGCATCATTACGAGCCTGGTCTAGAAGGTCTGATAAATCTTCCTTAATTGCCTTGAGTCTTTCGTATCCATCATCTTCTTCCTCTTCGTCAGACCTTGACATCAGCCCGGAAACTATGCCTGCCATACCGCCTGCGGCTATAAGTGCAAGACCCGGTATCAGACCGGCTGCAGGATTTTCTGCAATTATAGAAAGACCTGCCTGTACAAAAAGGGAGCTAAGGTTGGACATTGCTGCTTGTCCGAGTTCCTTCATGTGCTTTCCTCCCTCTTTCATTATGGCATCCCAGTCACCGAAGTTTTCTCCTATAGTTTTTGACACATCAACAATTGTGCTTGATAGTAAGTTAATTCCAATCTCTTTCATTCCTTTTTTTACAGAAGTCATAGTTTCGGCAACTTTTAAGAAGTTTTCATCAACTTTAAGAAGAATTTCTCCCAGTTTATCCCAGTCACCTGTAAAACTGTTTATATCGAAATCTTCCCCAAACTCCTTATTCAGTGCCCTTAATTCGTGTTCCTGCACAAGAGTAGGATTTGATGCGTTTTTCTGTAAATCAGAAATCCTTTTTTCTCCATAAAGTTTATTGACATATTCTCCGTCAGGAACTTTCATTATTTCCAATGCTTTCTTTCGTGTAGAATAGTCATTACCTGTTACGAAATTCTTTAAATCACCCAGCGAATGAATACCGTTAAATCCTCTTATATTCATTAAATCATTGCCGAGCACATTTTCATTGTATGCTTTTATAAAAGCCGTTTCTTCGTTATTTTTATTTCTTTCAAAAGCATTTTTGTCATACTTGTTTGTTACAAGATTTTTTTCTTCCAGTGTATCAGTAATCAGCTTGTATACTTCATCCGGAGAATTTCCGTTATAATTTGATAGTACATCTCTAGTCGCTGATAATACCGAATTGTAAACCTCTCCGTATGCTCCGGGTTCATTTCTCAGGGAAGAATTTTCCATTACGTCATTCGTATATCGTGCAATGGCAAGCTGTTTTGCACTGTCAGATAACATCGAAGCAAAAATGTCGCCTAAAGTCTGTTTTGCAGTCTGTCCGCCCAGTTCATTTGCCTGTTTTTCAAGTTCACCTGCAAATTTATCTATCCAGTTTGACAGGTTTTCAAGAGAGAACTTAATGTCTCTTGAAGAATCTATGATTTCTCCGCTTGCAGTTTTCCAAGACTTTGCTTCCTTGTCAAACGTAAGCGTCTGTTCAGGACCGTAAGTTCCTGTCTTTTCCTCATATACGCTTCCCTTTATCATTCCGTTGTCAGTAAAGTTAAGCCCGGAAAAAGCATTTACAAACGCTTCGTTAAAATCAGAACCCTTTACATACTGAGAATCTTCACTTTGTTTTAAAGAAGCAACAAGCAGATTTGAAAGAATGTTCTGCTGGTTATTGATGTTCTGACGCATTACCCTCAGAACTTCCGTGTTCAGTTCCCCGGATTTTGCCGCTTCAAGTAAATTATTTCTTGACTGTTCCCAACCTATCTGTGCAGTCTTGTATATCCCGCCAAGGGCATTTACGGCAGTTGCTTTTGAACTTTTTGTTTTTTCAGAAGCAATATTTTTTGTGGTTGCAAGGTTTCCGCCCCTGTCACCGTCACCAAGCGTCTTTAATCCGTTATAAGACAGGAGCTTGTAAGCATAGTTTAACTGACCCTTATTTTCTCCATTCCGGCTTCCGTTTTTGAATACAGATGATATGGCAGAAGATACGAAATCCCTCGCAAGCGTAGGTTCGAGTTGGTTTTCAAGTATCTGCTTTGCGTTCATTCCACGCATCATATCAACGTTCAGTCCTGTTGATGATGCGATTATCCGCTTCCATAAAGGTTCCAAATCAACTGATTTTCCGGAGACTGATTTTCCGGAGCCGGATGCAGTATCCAGAAGCGACAGGTCTATGTTTTCGAGACCGTTTGTAGAATACTTGTTTTCACGGAAAATAGAACCGAGTATAACACTTATCTTTTCATACGTATCTCTCTCATCTGCCGTAAGGTTTCCTTCCAGTTTCTTATTTATACTTTCTGCTATTTTATCAAAATTAGTAAAGAAATTCTTTACGAACAGAGGTTCGTCCATTTTTCCGTAACGGATATCAGAAAGAAGGCTGTTTATTTTTTGTTGTATCTCCGCATCACCTGTTTTTCCGGAAAGAGAAGAAAGTACTTCTCTTGCATCGTTTGCAACGTCAAGGAACGATTTAAGAGTTTCATTTGACTTGAACCGTGCATTTTCGTCCATTCCTGTAAGATAGTCGGTTGCATATACTCCACGCTTTCCTGCCATATCGTCAATCCAGTTTGTTTCAAGGCTGTATATCTGATTGAGTGACAGGTCTTTATAGTTGAGTTTTCCAGAATTAAGTTTTTGTATTAAGGAATATGCTTCCTGTGCGTCTTTTTTTACACTTTCGTAAAATTCCTTTTCTTTTTTTGCTGCTTCCTTTTTTCCTTCTTCTGTAGCAGCATATAGAGAATCGAATTTCCCCTTTACAGTTATACTTCCTGCTTTCTTCTTTTTCTCCTTTTCTATAATGTCAGTGTTTATGTCTGAGTATTTTATGGCAGAAGATACACCTGCCGACAGTTCCCTTTCATACTGTGACATCTTAACTTTGTTTAGTTTTTTATATATGTCTACATTTTTTGTTAGTTCGGTTATTTCATCATAAAGAGACTGATAATTTTGAACAATATATCTTTCAGATGCTGCTATAAACTCCGCTGAATTTTCATCTGGCATATATCCTTGTTTTTTAAAGTAATCTTTTCGTAATTTAATCTGTATATCTTCAAGTTCTGCAAGTCTTGATTGTGCTGCATCCCAGTCCTCAAAAGCACGTTGAAGTAACGCACCTTGAGAAACAGACTTTTCTGGTGAAGTACCCTGTGTTAATAAAGCAATTTGTTTATCTATAAAGGAATTTAGAATTTCCTTCTCTTTTTTTGTAAACTCATTATTGTTTTTTATGTCTTTTTTCTTCTGTTCAAGATTCTCTATTTCTGAACGTCCTGTAGCAATCTTATTTATGTTGTTTACAAGATTTGTATTTTCCCCCCATTTTTTGATTCCTTCATAAAAATCTTCCTGCATATTAAGGAGATTCTTTTCAAAACCTCCGAGAGTATTTGTATCTCCCCAATTCATAAAGAGTTCACCAATCTGAGCAAGTGCAAGGTTCTTTATATCTTCGAGGTTCTGTTTTCTAGATGCAATGGTAAGTGCACCTTTTTCAGTTGCCTGATTGAATATACCGCCGGAAGATGTCATACGCTTGAATACTTCTTCTATATCTTCGGCAGACACCTGTCCGTCTGAAATCATCTTGCGGAGTTCTGCTTGAGAAACCTTTAAATAATCAGCAACTTCTTTATAAATAGGAATTCCTGCATACGCAAACTGACGCATATCAAGCATTGAAGCCTTACCTACGGCAACTATCTGTGCGTAGTTGTTTGCAATACGCTTCATTTTTTCATTGTCACCGCCTGCCGTATCTCCAATCATCTTGAGCGTGTTCAAAAGGTCAGAACTGTAAACACCTGACTGTCTGAGAAGTATTGAAAACTCTGAAATATCTTCAAGCCCGAACGGAGATTTTACCACATACTTTGAAAGTTCAGAAAAAACAGACTCTGCTTGTACGTTGCTTCCAAAAACAACACCCATCTGAGTTTTTATTTTTTCAATAGAACCATAAGCTTCAAGTGAAGCATCTCTAAGGTCAAAAAACGCTTTAGTAACCTGTACAAGAGATGCTGCTGCTGCCCCTGCTGGACCTGCTATCAAACCTGCCGCACCAATTTCAAGTCCGATTCCTACTCCTCTTCCTATAACTCCCCTGTTCTCTACCATACCAGCAAGCGAACCTAGAGCCTGCCCTGCTACAGACCTTGCTCCATACCGGGAGCGTTTTATTCTGTCTTGTCTGTTTTGTTCCCTTAATTTTCTATTTGCAGCCTTTTCGGCAAGCTCTGCCTGTTTTGCTTCGTTTTTCATTCTCTGCCGTTCTGTCTTTGAGTCATTCTCGGCTTTTAATAAATCTCTTCTTTCCCTTGCTTCCTGAAGACCTTCCTTGCTTGTTTTGAAGTTTACATTCTTTTTATAGGCTTCCGCCCTCTTCTTTTCTGCATCTGCAAATTTTTTAAGAGAATCGGCTTCAGCCTTTATTGCTTCTGCGTTTTTTCTATGAGCCGTTGATTCTGACTTAATAGAGTCAGCCATTTTTGCAGATGCCTTTTCAGCCGTACTTTTTGATATTTTGCCTTCATCATACAATTGGTTTATTAAATCAAGTATGTTTTCAAGTTTTGTTATATTTGAAGAAGCTGATTCGGCTGACTTTCCAATTGCTTCAAAGCCCTTTGCAATGTCGTTTGCGGCTTTAGATGCCTTATCGCTTATTGTTACTCCGGCATTTACATTTACTTCGGTTGAATTGTCAGCCATAACAGACTCCTATTTTTTTTCTTTCATTTCTCTTATTTGTTCATTTGCCCAAAGTTTCATCTTTAGCAAAATCCGCTTGTCTATGACAGAAAGAGGAACTTTCATACATTCAACATAATCGTTTATTGTACGAAACGTAATAATCCTATTCCCCATTACGTCAGTTTCACAGTTACCCCATATAGCGAGAAAATGCCCCCATATCCAACTGTATCGGACAGGGAAAGGAAGGTCTTTCAGTTTTGCAAACCGTTCAGATGTTTCTGCAAGTTTTTCAAACTTTTCCTTTCCCATTTGTTTGATGAACCTTTCCCTTTCTTCAAAGTGCCGTTTGGTAACTGTCTTTTTTTCTTTTACACCGTCTTTTTTTACAACAGTAAAATCTTCGGTATAAGGATAATACAGGAAGAAGTATCTTTTTACGGCATTTTTCAGCTCTTCTTCCTGTTCGTAAAATTTTCTGCGTTCCTTGAGTACAGAACGATATACTGTGCACAGACAGGCGATTGTTCAAAAATGTGTCTTACAGTTTCGTCTGAATATTCAACAGGTTTCCCTTCAATGGTTATTTCTGCATCTTTTGCACATCGCAATCCGACTGTCCTCTTTGCGGCTGTATCAACATACAGTTTGTCGAGTTCTTCGGCTTTCTTTTCAAGGTCGCTTATTGCACTTACTTCTGCGTATTTTTTGTTGAACTCCTCAATTACTGTAATAAGCCTGTTACTGTTTGCTCCAAGGATTTTAAATTCAACCCCGATTTTCATGCCGAAAATCTCAGGTTCTACCCAGACACCTTCCTCTTCATTCTTCTTTGTAAAGATAATGTCCGAAAGGTCAAATTTCCTTTTTGCTGTTTCCATAAAAACTCCTTATAAAAAAAATAGACAGGCAAATACTGCCTGTCTATTTTTATACTTCCAAAACTTCTTTACGTTAAACGTCAATTTCAACAGTTTGATTGTTCCATTTAACGCTAAGTTTACCTGTTGTTGATAAAGGAGTTTCAAACTCACACTTAACAACTCCGTTTATTACTGTTGTAGAAATAGTAAGTCCTGAACTAGAACCACCATCCTCTTCAAAAGTAACTACAGGAGCATTTGCCGAAATATCAGAAGTACTTACAGGGTAGTTAGGAGTAAAACTTACTGAATCCTTTGAATCTGAAAGTGTGAGTTCTCCAATATCAGAAACGACTACGCTGAACAGACGAACTGCCTTTTCTTCAAAACTTTGGAATGGGAATGAAACGTTAATCGAATCTGCCCCGGGAACTGACGCATCGTGGTCAGTAAACTTTGTTTTAAAAATCTGAAATATATAAGCATATTTCGGATTTTCATCATTATCCTGTAGACAGAAAAGAATTTCGTTGTCCGCATCTTCAACTGCAGCATTGAACAGGTCAGAAGCACCGTCTTTTACAAGATAGGTCTGTATCGTTCCAGTGATGTCGAGTGTAAGCGGTGTTGTAGAAATTGCGTTAGGAACGAGAATTGCAAACTTGTGTTCAAGCCCGTTGTTTATCTCAAGAGAAAGCGAGTTTGAAAACTCTACATTTTCTCCATTGATATACATAAAACCTTCACGAGCCGTAAACTGTTCAGTAGAAGTTGATTTTTCCGGGAGGTTTTCAATAAAGGATTTTCCTGTAATGTCTGAATCAAGGAAACTTTCATTACCAGAACCAGGAACGTCAGGGTTTTCTGATGAACGCTTTCCGCCGAAATTATCCTTTATTGTATCAGTATCTTCCATCTTCGGGTCATTCGTTCCAAGAATACCCAAAGAGCCTGTTAGAATTTCACCGATTGCAACACTAAGACTGAAAGTGTTTATTGCGATATGGTTGAAACGCTGGTATAAATCCTCGCCAGCCACACCACCAAACTTTTTCATCAGCATATACTTGATGTCGGTCTCTCCGCAGGTAAGTTCACGAACAACACATCTTGAAAGTGTGTCCGAATCCTTAACAGTAAACAACCCTTTAGAGTTGTCTTTGCAGTTAGGGTCTGCTTCAATACCGAGAAGTTTTTTTGAGCCAAATTTTCTTTCTGCCGTACACTTTGTTCCGAAATATCCAGGTGCATAATCTTTCTTTTCAAGATTTATGAGGCTGTCTGTGTCAGATGTCCATATCTTCCATTCGTTTCTGAAAACAGCAGAAAGGAAATCGTCAAAAGTTATCGGAGAAAGTTCAAAATCTATAGAACCGCTGGAAGAAGCATTACCCTTCCTCGGTGCCGATTTTACACGACCTTTTCTGAGTTCATTGGACTCAATTGATTCCGTAGAACCCTTGACGGAGTTTCCTGTTGTTCTTGTCAGTGCAGGATATTTAAAACCACTTTCAGAGGATTTTATTTTTCCTACATTTTCCCCGGAGGTTTCTTCACGTGCGTAGAACAGGTCTGTATCAGCACCTGTCTTTAGATTGAAAACAGGGTCTTTTGCCATAAATCTACTCCTTTAATTTTCCAAGTCAGCTTCCCATTGAATACTGACAGATATAGAACAGTAATCTTCCGTCTGCCGTGCGGATGAGCGTGATACGGATTTGATTCTTATTCCGTGCTCGATGTACCTGTTGGGAAACGCATTGAAAATTGCTTCATAACTTGCGTCCAGTGCAGATACTCCTACGTTAAGCGGAACGCAGACATCAATCTGCATTATGCTTAACCATCTATTTCTTGAGTGCATACCCAATGCTTCTGGCACTGGTGTTGCAGGGAGAAAAGATATTTGGTACCAATATCCATCCAAAGGTCTTTCTTCCGTGTTGTTCTCAAGAAATAGATTTGTATAGACAGTTTTACCATTTTTAATTTCGGTGGTTAAAAAATCCGCCATTTTTTCCTTAAATCGTTCTACTAAATATTCTTTTATACTGATGTCTGTCATAATTTCTGTCCCTCCTACACTATTCTTTTCCGGCTTCCGAACCTAAAATTCCTGCTATATCTGAAAGTGAAAAACGATGTTGTCCTTTTTTTAATGCGTTTGCAAGAGAAGTCATCTGTTTTGTATTTAATACTTTAGAAGTCCTCTGTGACCTATACCGTCTTTCAAGTGAACGTGAAGCAGAAGAATCCGCTATACGGTCAAGTTCAGCCAGTGTCAGACGCATCATTCCATTCGGTGCCTGTACTGAATGATGATTCTTTACTCCATGTTCATATTTTCTGCCGTTTTTTACAGGAGAGGATGTAACCTCATACCGTCCAAACTCAAGAACGTCAAAATGGTCATTATTGTTGTAAAGTTCAATATTAGCCAAATCTTCAATTTTGGCATTTCCTGCATTTGCATAGAAGTATTCGTATATATAATCTATGTCAGAAGAGTCATTGTATTTTTCAAACAGGCTGTTTTTTGACCTCCATAATTCATAAGATGTAAAAGTTCTTGTCCCTATTTTTATATGCCAGTCAAAACGACAGAAATTTTTATCTGCATGATGTGTGATTTCATAAGACTTATCATTGTTTGTAATTGTGAATTTATAGTCTTCATCCATAGGTGTCCTTGAACACACCCTGTCAAAAAGAATTGCCGCAATCTTTATGATTCTTTTACGGCATATAACGGCACTTGAAGCTAGTGCTTCCTTTATAAGCATATCTACAAGCGATGAAGTAAATAAATCCTGTATTTCCTTTGGGATAACTTCACCCTTCTTCACATTCTGATTTTTCAAAACATCCTTGAGAAATCGGTTATCAATACCGCTCATATTTCCTTTTGCAGTAACCTTTATCGTGAGAGGCATATCAAGCCCTCCTGCATTGGAGCGTATAAAGAACTACTGTCGAAGCGTCCGGGTCTATCTTTTTTACGTTTATTATGTTGTAAGTATCTTTTCCGAAAATAATCTGGTCTTTCTGCTCTGACGGTTCTTCATCAAAAATACATATAATCTTTACATCACCAGCCTTTATAATATTGTCCAGTGTTCCTATGGCTTCCGTTTCGTATCCAAGTTTTACTCCATACCCAGAGTAATTTTTATATGTCTTTACGACCCTTTTTGTTACAGGGTCTGAAACAGGATTGCCTGTGTCTTTTTTGAGAATTATATTTTTTGAAGTGCCGAACTTGGAAAGAAGTTTTATTGCAATTTTTTTGTATTTACCGTAATCCATCGTCACTCCATATACATCCTACGTTATACGTAGATTGGTCACTTTCCGTCCTGTAAAGTCCGTACAAAAGCGAGTTTAAAACGTTATATATCGATGAATAGTCAGTTTCAGTCTTTTCGCCTTGAAAGTATTCAACTTCAAGAGAATCGACTTTCTGCCTTTTGACATCTCCTTCTGAGTCTTTCGTAGAAAAAAGAGTTTCTGTATTTATGTTAAGATATGCGGCTTCGCATACGGCTTTTTGTAGGTTCAGAGGGATTCCGTCTACATAAAAACCATCCCTGTCAAACAGTTCTACACGAGGGAACGATAGTTCCTGTCTTTTGTATTTTCTTCTTCCATGCCACTTGTAAAGACTGTCTATGTAATCTGTGGCAATGATAAGGCATTTCTTTTTTGTTTCATTATCAAGACCTGCCCACTCAAGCCTGTTTCTTGAATAAAGGTATTTATCAGCAAATCCAACAGAACAATAGGAGTTCGCCCCTTCAACACAAGTTCCATCTTCAACAATTATTTCTGTAATCCCTATAGGGTTTCCGTTTCTGTCAAGTTCAGCAAATCCTTCATCAGTTATTTTGTAATCCTGTTTCAGTATTGAATATCCATTTTCTTCAGACTTGAAATAAGTTTCTGCATCTTTAAAAAGAACAGACAATTTTGGAATTTCGTTTCCGTTCCTGTCATAAAAAACAGTTTCTTCTGTATACTGTGCTTCATAAAAAATCATGCTGACCGCCTTAATAAAAAGGGCTTCCCCTCACGCAACAAAGAAGAAGCCCCCCCCCAATTATATGTCCTTAATGATTGCGTCGGTGTCCACGCACATTAACAGTTTCTTTTTCAGCAGGTTTATCCGTATCTTCCGGAACTTCCTGCTGAACTGCAGGTTCGGTTTTCACAGGCTTGGCTTCTTCTTTTTTGCCTTCATCTGCTACTTTCCATCCCCTTTTTTTTAGCGTTTCTATATCGCACTCAGGAACGCTGAGTTTTGTCGGCTGTCCCTCTGCTTCGGGAACATCCCTTGTCATTGTCAGAATTTTCATTGCTTACGCTCCTTATACAAAAAGCCCTTATCCTTTTTTGTGGAAAAAGGGCTTCTTTTATCTCCAGAACTACTGTATCAGGAGTGCAACGTTTTCCGGCTGGAGAACACCTGCACCGTAAACGACTGCAATTTCAACAGTGTTCATACCACGTCCGCCGTATACTGAAATTACGAACGGAATTCCTGTTACAGGGTCCTGTACTACAGTGCGGTCAATTGCAGCATCTCCTCCTGTTGGGAGGTAAGGAGTTCGAACACCAAATGCAACGGCTGATTTCTGGAAGGCAACTGATGGAGTGAAACTGTCACTTATAGCAACTGCATCACCGTCAGAAGCGGCAGAAAGCAGACCAGGAGCACCAATTGTGATAGGACCTGCTGCTTCATTTCCTTTGTTTACAACATATTTGTTCTTGTCAGAACCTACTGTGATTACATCTCCAGCAAGAATTGAGCCAGAACCTGTATCAACAGTGAATGTCTTTGTTCCCTTTGCTGTTTCAGCGGCAACAAGATAGCCGGAACCTGCACCCTTTACGTGCTCTTTCAATCCGCCGGAAGCCCAGATGTTCATTCCCTGCAGAGGTGTATTCAAGAAACCTGAGCGGAGGAAAGCGTCAGAGCCATATTCGTTTACCTTGAACAGGTTGCTCATATTTGCCTGCATATTTGCCAATGCGGTTGTATTGAGAACCAACTGACGGTCAGAAATAGGAGAACCGTTGTCGTTGAGGATTTTATTGAGAAGAGCAACATCCTCAAGATTACCTGCTTTTCCAAATGGAACGGTGCCAACAGTACCTACAGCACGAGAAGCACCGCCTACCAGTTTTTCTGCAAGGTATGATTCCATTTCGTTTGCGAGCTGACGGAAAGCCGATTCAAAACGCTGCTGAACAACTGTTGTACCTGCTCCTGAGAAGCGGAGACCTTCTTCGATTTCTCCCGAAATAGGGAACGAAACATAAGAAGCCTTATCCATTTTCAGCTCAACGTAGTCAGCAGTTATCTGACCAGGAGTAGGAACATCCATCTGCTGTTTGTACTCTTTTGGAGATGCAACCTGTACAAGCGGAACCTTAACGGTATCGTTTACCGAAGCACCGGCAAGTTTTGCGTCTACATTTACTGCAGGAATAAATCCTGTCAGTTCACGGTTAAAAGTTGGAAGGGCAGCATAAATATCTGCCATAAAGTCTGTAAGAACTGCCATAATAAGCTCCTATAGCATACGACTGCTTTTAAACAATCTTGTATTTCTTTGCGGCTTCGATTTTCTGAGAAGGACTCAGTGCTTCAAAGTCCGCACGACTGATTGTAGTTTTTCCGTTTCCGAAGGTTTTGTTTCCGTCCGCACCACCGCCTGAGTTTCCGTTTACAAGGAAACGCTTTCCGATGTCAGAAGCAAAAAATTCATCTACGGCTCTTGCAATAGTCTTTCCATTTGCGTCAGCAAGAACCTGGGCACCTTCGCCGATGTCCCGCCGGGCAAACCTTGTTCCGTTTTCACCGAGAATCATCATCTTTGCGTAAGGAATGGAACTTGGGTCGATTGTCTTTCCGCTTTTTGCGTTTTCTGCAATAGCCTGTTCAAAAGCCGCAGTACAATCCCTTTCAAGAACGACTTTCTGTAATTCAGCAATCTGAGAATCCCTTGAAGAAATCTGAGTTTCAAACTCCTTATTTTTTGCGGCGAGAATGTCTGCCGATTCCTTGAGTTTGTCCTCGTAAATCTTACGGATATCGTCCGGCGAATTGTCTTTCAACTGCTTGTTAAGTACTTCATACTTTTCCTGCAATTCATTGTTTGAAGCAGTCAGTTCGTCGTACTTAGCCTTAATTGCCACCTTTTCGTCTTTCAATCTTTTTTCATTCATCAAAAGACCGTTGTTGTCGCTCTTGTTGATTTCCAAAAATTTTTTGGATAAATCACCCCACATAGCATCATCCATTCCTTCTGGACGGATTGTGTTAAGTTGTTCTTCTGTTACCATAAGTTTATGACCTCTTATTTTTAGGGCTGCCAGTCTTGGTGTATACTTCTGTATACTTAGCCCCGTAAAAAGAACTATAAAAACTGAAAAAAAAGAGGTTAAATATTATTTTTTGTTATTTTTATAAACTTCGTCTAAAGTAAGTTTTTTTCCGTTATTTGTGAATTTATCAACTGAATATCCGTTTTTATAAAGCCTATATCTAGTTGCACCGAGTATTTTTTTTTGAGTTTCTTCATCCTGCGATTCAAGCCATTCTGCATAAGACGGTATTTCAACATCTTCTTTTTCCGGCACTCCTATTACGGAACACCTACAGTTAAGGTGAACAGGAGGAATTACGGGAACTTCCGTTATGCTTTTAAAACGCTTTCCGTGCATTTCTCCGCATACAAGACAGGTTGATGAGTCCAGTATTGCGTTCCATACATACGACATTTTTAGGGTATTCTTGAGAAATATGTAATTCCTTGTCTGTCGTTGAATTCCTGTTGCAACATTATGTACTTCGGTTTCTAAATCCTGCTCAATATTTCTCTCAGAAGAACTTATAGTTTCCTTTAAATCATTTATTGAACTGCCCATTACGTACTCTGTCATTACAGGGTTTTTGTATGATGCTTTTAGTTTTTCTTCAAGATGTTCAGTAAGTGTGTCTATCGAATTTTGAGAACTATAAGGAGCCAAAGGTATTACAGATTTCGTTTTTTTTGGAATGACAAGACTTATTCCAAAATAAGCATATATTATGCCTTTAAGAAAGTCGCTTTCCTTTTCCGCTATTTCTCCTGCGTTTTTCTTTAAGATTGTATTTAATTTTTTAGTAAAATTACTTATAAACGCATTTATTCGTGAAACAGCCTTGTTTGCGTCCGATTTTGAAACTATGTATCCGAATTCTTCGAGAATACCACCGATTTCATCTCGCATATTTATATAATCCTCTTTTACTGTTTGGAAAAGTTCGTTCCCAAACAGTTCAAAGAGGACATCGTGCTCTATGCAGTCATCTATGTATTCTCTTATTCTTTCTTTCATCATTCAGTTTCCTGTGTCTGATTATCAACATTAACAAGGCTTTCTATACTCATCTGAGGATGTACTACCTGCGATTCTCCTGTTTCCTTGTATTTTTTATAAGCCGCATACGCTTCTTTCTCTGAAAGACCGGAATGTTCAAGTTCAAGATATTCAATGTAATCTTCAAACTGCATATTTGCATCCGGGATAAACTCTCCTTTCATCATCATTCCGTAAAGCACAATAAGAGGAACCTTCCCCTGTGCAAAGATATTTGCCATTGAATTAAGGGCATTTGAATCAAAGTGCATTGTTTCATAATCTGTGTTGAATTCTATGGACACAAGACCATCGCACCCTTCCCAATCGCAGATAATTCTCAGTATTTCCGTAGCCTTTTCTGACATATTTCTTGCGAAAGATGCAAGTTTTGCATTTTCTCCAGCACGGTGAATATTTGCAGATTCAGCAGTTTCAGACATCCCTCTTTCTGGTGTAATTATCCTAGAACCAAGCACAACCATCTGTAACTCAGCTGCTTCGAGAGCCTTTTCAGAATGAGTAATTCCTTCTCCGCTGAATTCAAGATTTCCTACCTTTACAGAAGGGTCTTTAAACATAAGGAATGAATCTTGTCCGAGTACAATAGGGATTATATTTCCTTCCTCATCTTTTTGAGGTGCAGCACCTGTAACCCATCCTGTAGGGAACTCAGTAAGGTGAACTCCATTTTCATAATCAGCGGACTTCATATAATGCCCTATGTTTACGTGTGCAATATCAAGTAACATAGGTTTTGAAGGAATTGTTTCCGGGGCAAAAACAAACGGAATGTAGTTTATGTTTTTCCCCCTTACGGTTACTGATTTTTCCTCAACTGTATACTGAGGTTTACCCCTTGCCGATTTTATCTTGTCAATAACAGCCTGTCTGTAATCTCCGTTATTGTCAATGTAAAGTACACGGTAACGTTCCTTCATTTTATGAGTAAACATTCCTGCTTCTTCGTCCTCTACATATTCAAGAAGGACTACAAGGACAGGAACCTTGACTCCGTTTATTATGCTGAATTTCCAGTTGATTATGTTTTCTGCCGCATAATAAGTAACATAAGGTCTTATTCCGAGTTTTTCTGCTTCAAAAAGCGACAGATTATCTTCTGCGGTCGGCATATCAATGAGAAAACCACCCCACCCTGTTTGCATTATGTCAAACACAGAATCTGAAAAGAACTGATATGCAGAAGAGCCTTCCCTGTTTATGTTTCCGACAATCTTTTCTATCTGTGCCGGATATTTCATCACTGGAGCACGGCGGAAAATCATACCGTGAGTTCCTTCTAGAGTTTGATATACATAGTTTACGAACCGTGCACGTCTCTTAAAGGCATTGTACCGTCTGTCACTCATACCTATAGCCCTTGGAAGGTATGTCTCGCCTTTTGACTTTATGGCATCTTCTCCTTCTACACAGTCTCTTATGAGTTCCCACTGACGGCATCTTTTTAAATATTCCGGGTGTTTTGTTTCTACACCACTTATAACTGACAGGTCCATAACTGCTCCTTTGTAACAGTATTCTTTTTTATTTCCGAAAGATTAAACACCGAATACTTCGGGTCTATAAACTTCCCCTCTACCTCCGGCAAGAGGAAACATATAGTTAAGGTAATAGGCAAACGCATCCGTTATATGGTCAAGACCACCTTTTTTATCTGGTATTCCTCTTTTTTCGTCCCACGCATAACCGTAAAGACATTCGCACAAGTGAGGACATTTATCCCTGTCGATGAAAACTTTCCTTTCATTATTTGCATTGCATAATGCGGTATTTGCCGTGTTGAATTTGTCTTTTGTGTTGTATGGAGCAAAAGGAGCACGAACTTCTATTCCCATACTTTCAAGCAGGTCAAAATCAGATTTTCCGAGAGAAGATGACTGCCTCCTTTTTCCAGTAGGGTCTGGGTACGCATATATTCGTGAAAATGGATATTTCTTTTTAAGCCATTGTGCAAGTTCAAGAGTGTGGCTGTTCGGCTCGTAATATTCGTCAAATGTGTATGACTTATACACTTTTTCTTCTTTATCCCATTCATAATGAGATATGGTTGCGGTCATAGGATTTACGTTGAAGTCTATTCCTACGTGTATGTCGTCAAATTTCCAATCTTCTTTCATAGTACAGGCATTTAGTTCTTTGTCGTAGGAATAATAAATACGGTTATTCATCGTTTCAAAAGACGCACAGTATTCCTGCATAAACATCTTTGGCGACATTTCCCTACGTGCCTTTTCTATTTCTTCTTCAGTTACGTTTCCGCCTTCAAGTGTCGTAAACTGGAACGAAGCCCAGTCTTTTGAAAGCTCTTCGTCAAACTGATTCATCCAAAGGTCGTGGAACCAGTTAAAACCACGAGGGGTAGATATAAAAAGTGTTTTTCCGAGATGATGCTTGTCAGAGAGAGCAGGACGTATGTACTGATAAATCTCATCAGTAGGTATTACAGCACATTCATCTATAATCAGAAGGTCAATTCCACTTCCAACAAGGTGGTCCGGGTTATCTGCTGAAAATATCTTTATAGTTGTCCCATTATGGAACCTCATTATCATTCGCTGTTCATTTTTATATGCAATAAGATGTTCCGGAACGTTCTTTTTTATCCATCCGTCCCACATTATGTTTCTTGCCTGGTCTGCAACAGGAGCGATGTACCATATCTCAAAATCCCCCCTCTTTGTTGCATATTCTGATGTTCCTTCGACAAGCATTTTCGCACCGGAAACGTAACTCTTTCCGAATCGTCTGCCAGCATTAACGACAATATTGCGTTTGTCACACATGAGTATTCTTGACTGAGGTTCTGAAAGTTCGAGTGCCATTACGGTATAATCTCCATTCCATCTCCAAGAAGAATTCTAGGCTCGTGCTCTTCTAGTGCATTCTGTGCCTTTTCCTCCAGTCTTGCCCTATCGTCTTTATGAACAATAATCTGTACTGGAGCAACTGCCTGTTTCATTTCATTAGAGCGTACTTCCGGCTTTCCTTCCGTAAATTCAAGAATAACTTTTGCTACAGTTCCAACAACCTTTTCGTTTTCCGAATACAACGCTATATCCCATAAACGCTTTGCAAGGGCATCTATCTTACGCATTGTTACAGGAACACCAACCTCGTCACTTGATACAGTAACACTTTCTTTTCCTATGTTCCTTATTGCGTCAGAGATAAGTCTTTTTGTGTTCTTTTCACCTTCTACCTGTGAAGGACATATCTTTCCCATAACAAAAGAAGATTGTCCATTTTTCCCCTTTGCAGGTTAAATCTATTTACAGGGACTCTCTTTTTTGTGTATAATGCAGTTAAAGAACAAATTCTCCTTGTGCGAATAAGAAAAAAAAAGAAGTTTTTACAAAGTCATTTTTTTTGTGCGATTTTTTTTTCTTTTGGTAAAAGCAAGTTCTCCTCTAACAAAAAAAATGTCCGGCTTAATACACCGGACATTTTTCGTTTAAAATACAAGAATAAAAATCCTACGCAAGGTATTCTGAATAAGTCCTTTTCAGTTCGTCTATTTCCTTTTGGAGCGACTTCTGCTCTTCCGACAAGTGCTCAAGTTTTGTCAGAGGGTCAGTCATATCTTTTTTGCACCACCTATCAAAATCCCAGTCCTCATCCGGGACATACTCAACAATATCCGTCAGTTTACAGTTGAAGTGCTTGCAAAGCCTGTCTATCAACATAGTCCTTACAGCAGTACTGTTGTTGAACAGTTTTGAAAAATTGACGTTCTGAAACCCCTGTTTCTTCAATGCTGCTATACTAAGCCCCTTCCTTAACATCAGTATTTTGAGCGGCATAAAACTTATCATAAAGTCCTCCTTTTGAAAAAATTTCGTTTTAAAATTTTTAAACTGGCTTTCATTCCGTTTTCTTTTTTCTGACCACTTCAAACAAATCTGTAGGAAACACACCAAAATAATCGGCAAGTTTTCTTACAGTTTCTACCCTAGGCTTTGTCCCTGCCTGTATGCGAAGTATTGCATCCCTGTTAAGCCCTGCACTTAACGCAATTTCATATTTATCCTTTCCGCTTTCTTCTACAAGTTTCATAAGCCTATCAAACTTTACATCATTTTCTCTGTACACCTTTCTAAAATCTTTTTGTTTGTCCGGGTACCATTTGACAAGTTCCTTTATACTTAAGCCGGTAGCCCTGCACATCATATCAACCGCACTAAGCGAAGCCCCTGCTGTTCTCCCTAATATTCCTGTCCAATAACTCGGTTTTGTTCCTGTAATCTTTGCGAAATCAGTTATAGATAATCCTTTGCTTTTTAACCATTCTTCAAGACCGTAATATACAAGCATTATTCCTCCTGTTCGTATAAATCCTCTACATCTATACCTAAAGCATTTGCAATCTTAAAAAGACTTAATTCTCTCATTTTTACATTTTTATTAAGCACGTTATATATGCTTGCACAGGAAACTCCTGATAGCGTAGCAAGGCGATTCATCGTCAAACCTGCTTCATTCATTTTTTTTGAAAGTTTGCTTGCAGAAACTTTCTTTCTTACAGTAGAAACTTCATCCTTTTTTTCACTATCCGTCTTTATTTCAAACAAATCTAAAGGACTTACATTGAGATAGTCTGCAATTTTTCTGAGAGTCCTGTAAGCAATAAATCCACCTTTTTCTGATTTTGTATTAAGTTTCCTTCCGATTCCACTTTCCGAAAGCCCTATCTCTAAAGATAACTTTCTTCTGGACAAACCCCTTTCTATCAATATCTTCTCAAGTTTGTCATAACAAGGGTCTCCGCTTTCATATTCCCTATCAATCCTTTTCACCGTATCTGGAACCCACCTTACTATCTGCTCAATTTTAAGCCCGGAGAATTTACATATCTCGTTGAGAGTTTTCGTTTTCGTCCCTCGTTTTCCACTTATAATAAGATTTAAATTATTCTCATCTAAAGAACTATTCTTACAGAACTCTCTTACCGTCCCATAATTCTCGCTTACCCAATCCCTTAATCCATCATATACTAGCATATATTCTCCCTATACAATCTTTTCAATAAGTTGATACTCAATACAATCTTTTCAATTACATAACACCCCTTTATACAACCTTTTCAATTAGTCAATCTTTATACAATCTTTTCAGTTAGTCAATACTCTACATATATTACCCTATATATACCAGCATAGCCAACTTTCCTTCCATACCTTATACAACTCCATTTTACCTATCTCTCAATCGTGCGATTTACCCTTTGAAAAAATTCGTTTTGTGCTGGAGGAGGTAAACCACCCCCTCTTCTCCCTAAATTCCCCCTCTGGGGGGATATTATAATTTTTTGTTATATATGTTATTATTTTTTTTTCTCGATTGACTTTTTATTTTTCATTCACTAAAATAAAAACATAAAAAAAAACGGCTAAAAAATAATGCCGTGGTTCTTTGAAATCGAACGAGGACTGGACAAGCGTTGAATCGAGGATAGGATGGGGGATAACCTCTGTTACCTTGGTTGACCTGTCCCGTTACCACAGGAGTGATGGGCTGATATCCTCGCCTGTTAAGGGTGGGGGGATATATAGAGATTGTGTTATATCTTTGATTGTATGTTTTTTTAAAATCCTTTAAAAAAAACATCATAAGATTTTAAAAAAAAAAGATAAGCATAAAAAAAAGTTCTATGTATCGTGAATAATGGGGAAGCCTTGATATTCTTCTATTTTGCTTTTTTGTTTTTTTTGTAGCAAAAAAGATTGATTATGTGTATTGTATATGCCTGTATAGTACATATAAGAAGGAAAAAGAATGAGTCTCAAGAGCCTATACCCTCTAGATTATTTTATTTTTTAAAATTCTTCTGGGGGGGGCCATTGCTAGCGGTCAGCCGTACTGTCGTGGGAACTTCAGTATTTTTTTTGGTGCAGCAAGGATTTTTTTTTAAATCTTTGATAAACATTTTTTTTCATTTCACGCGAGGAGGTGGAATATTATGGAATTCACAATTTTAAAAAAAGAAAATGTTAATAATGCGATACTCGGCCTTATTAAGGCCGAAGTTGAAAGTTTTGAAAAAAAACACCATGGGAACGGATTGAAAAGCCCGTTCAGGTTGTCCATTGTAAGAATTGGCAACAGAATCGCAGCGAAAGACTACCTTGATGCGATTGAGTTCTTCAATGGTCAGCGTTTTTCGGAGAATAAACCGTGCCTTTATTTCGTGTCAATAGACGACAAAGAAAAGACAGACTATTTAACGGTTTACCTGAAAGAGCCGAATTTGTTCAAAATTGTTGAGTCAAAACCGACAAAACCGACAAAACCGACAAAATCGGCTCTGTTAAAGAGGCTCAACAAAATACTTGTTGAGATAGCAACCCAAGCCGCCGAAGAAGGCTGGGGCGACGAATTTAAAAAAGCCGTGCAGCCTTACGCTTGAAAAAAGCCCTAGAGATAAAAAAGCCTCTAGGGCTTTTTTTTTATTTAAATGATTTTTTTTAGACTAGCATTTTTTTTGCTAGTCTTTTTTTTGTCATTTTTTTTACTTCTTTTTTACTTCACATATTTTCTAAATCCATTATATAGGATGAGGAGAATCGGATTTTTTTCCGGATTTTTCGAATCTGAAAAAACTGTTTTCAGTTTTAAGGAAACAGTTTTTTGTATTGGAGGAAATCTATGTCTGAATTAGATGCCGCCGTTTTAAGGTTTAAGGACGCTGTAAAACGGCATGGGAACCCAGAGTCCGTAAAGGATGCATGGGTTAGGATGTCCCTTACAAGCACACAAAAAATGGACGCTTTGAAACGGCAGAAAGCCGGATTTAGGAAATAGGAATCCGGTTTTAAGGAGGTATGTATGAGCAGGAATTATTTACTTTTATTGGAAGCCCTTATTGCTTCCGCAATCTCAGAAAGGGATGAAGGATTTTTTAGAGGAGAGTTTCTTTCTCTTATAAAACCTTTCCCGGCAGACATTCAGACAAGGCTGCTGAGCCTTGCAAAGGGGGGAATAAAATGAACAAATTGAATCAAGTTATTATCGAAGGAGAAGCAGAAGCAAGTAATTTTCGCATGGTTGCGAAAAATTACGCTGCCTTTGAGCTCGCATATACCCAGCATATTTATGATAGGACTGAAATTCACTCTATTGAATGTGTCGCTCTTGAGGGTGTCCTAGCGGCATTTTTAGAAGCGTTGTTCTCTAAGAAAGAACAACTAGAAGTTCGAGTCATTGGACATCTAGAGCAGACTTATGCAACCGGGAAAGCCTGTAGAATAATCTGTGAACATGTAGAGGAGATACAATAATGATTTACGCTTTATATGAGTGCGATGCGTGGAAATCTTACGCAAGCATGACTCCCGTTATCTTTTCCACAAAATGGGAAGACATAACGGAAGCCGTAAAAAGGAACCTTAAAATGGGGCACTTTTCTTTTGACGGTTTGGAAGAGGATTTAAAAAAGGGCTTTTCCAAAGATTTGGTTTACGACCTAAATACAAGGCTTGAAAATGCCTTCGTAGCTTATTATGAAAACGGGCAGGACTGCGGAGGTGTATTCTGATGTTCCGGCTTGTTGAACTAGAAACAGCCCTTTTTTGGGGACTTGACGTTGTCTGCATCCGTGTTATAGACGGATGCAAGTATGCAATTATTCAAACAGGGGAGGAAAAAAAATGACCTGTAATGAACTTTTAAGACTTGCAAAATCCCAAAAAGAAACGGAAGCGAATTCCGCAAAAGAAAAATTCCAAAAGGATGTCTTCGATGTTATCAGAGAAATCTGTGCGATATTGGGAGAAAAAGAAAAGCAGATAAATCCAAAAAACATTGCGAAGGAACTGGCTGAATACCTTCTGGACTCCGTTAGATATGCAGACTCCATAGAGGACGTCTGTCTTTGCGGAAGCATCAAGGAAATTCTGGATATTGAGAATTCCAACATTCGGAATTTTGCCTATATAGCATAACTTGGGGAGCGTTTTGCTCCCTTTGGTATTAGTATTTTATATATTATTTTAATTTTTATTAGTAAGAGGTGAACTTATGGGATACATAGGTATTTACGACTGGTCAATTGGAGAAAAGAATGTAGACATTTTGAAGCGGGAACTGAAATCACCTGCATTGAAATTGGCTGAACGTGGCGGGCATGTATGGTGTCTATACGAATGTGTCAAGGGAACTGTATGGGCATCCGTTTTTCTTTGTAAAAGAGAAAGCAAATGCCACACATTTTGGTATAAGGAAATCAGTATTGCTGACGGTCCTTTTTATTATGATATGCCAAAGTCCTGGATTTCTTTGCTGTCTGAGGAATGTAAAGAAGAAGCCAAAGACTGGATTAGAATCTACAAGGAAAAGAATGAAAAAGTCAAAAAGAGCCTGTCCGTAAAATTCAGGGACATTGTGCAGTGCCGCTCAAACAGGTCTATTGAATGGGGAGATGGATTTTCCATCAAAAAAAACGAGGATTTTTTTGTCCTATATGATTATTACACCACCCCAAGGGGAAAGCGGAAGCAGTTTATTATTGCGAGACAAAGCGAATTCACAGAAAAGTGGTATCGCACACCCTATAGGGTGAGAGGTACGACCTTTAAGAATCTTGAGATTCTGAAAAAAGTCGCAGAATTCGATGTAACCGCATTTTAAAGCATATTTAACAGGGGGAAAATATGAAATTCAAGTTAAACCACATACTTTCTATAAGAGGTGAACTGATAGTTGAAGCGTCAAATGAAAGACAGGCTATAGACATATTCAGAAGTATGTCTGACCAGGAACTTCTTGGTGTATCGGATGATGTTGCTTCTTGTATAGCAGATTATAAAACAGAGGAGGTGGAAGAATGAGCTGTTTCGTAATGTCGCCGGAATCTCTGGCAAACTTGAGTGTTTTTCTGACAAGAAAAATACTGTCCAACTACTATTGCGGAATTAAGATAAAAGCAAGAGAGATGCTTAAGACAGAACTTTGTCTTGAAAATGTCGTAAACGAAAAAATGTTTGCGAGGACACTTTTTGAAGCAATGTGGAAGATGAACTGCAAGGCATATGCAACACGTTACAAAGAAGAATATCAAAACTCTCTTCCGCATTTTCCGGCAACAAAAGACATTTCATCTTTTCAAGCCTTAAAATCCCTTAACTGCCTGTTGTATCAGTGCAACGAGGGAAACATTCCCGATACTACACCGCTTTTCGATATTTTGGAAAATTTTGCAATTGGGCTTACAGGCTGGATTGTGGGAAATCTTCCCGAATACATGGAAGCCGAATGGGGGTGATTATGTATCTAAGAGAACTGATGTCTAATAAAGACTGTCTTGAAATTCATAGAATTATGAAAGGAGTGAAGTTTCAGGACGCTGAAAACCTTATAGATTCAAAAGTTTGCGACATCGAAGATGCCGTAAAATCATTCCCGGAACTTTTTAATGTTAAGGCATTAAGGAGGCTCTATGAAACAGGAAGAAACTTTAGAAGAAGCCATTGACCTGGCAGAAATGAACGGAACTGAACTTGAAAGGCTTGTAAATAGTCAGTTTCCGGATGCCCCGGAACCATTCAGCGTCTCAAAAATGCTGTCCTGTATTTTTGAAAAAAAAAGATGCGTTTATATGGTTTATTGAATGCAACACCGACTGCTGTAATTTTCTCTTTATTGAACAAGTCTTTCCGCAGGAATTTGCAATCGCAGAAGTCCTGAACGAAACTCCGAGAGGAGGTATCGAAGCAAAAGTTTATCACGAATACAAACAACTGGCTTACTGGGACAACTGGTATGACTTAGTTACAATGCCGGAATCCCTTATAAGGGAATGGCTAAAAAGAAAATACTACATTGAATAGGAGAGGTAAAAAAATGACTTTACAGGAACTTACCAAAGACCAGAAAATTCTGTTAAAGCAGAACATTCTGTTTAAAAACGGAAAATCCGTTTTTTACTCTGAACTTGCGGACGCTGATAATCTTGTGTCAGACAAAGAACTGGAAGAAGAATTCGGCTCTACAGTGTTTTCACCTGACGACTTCTGACAGTTAAACGAGAGGTAATAAGATGATAATTAAAACTTATAAATTTAACAGAAAAACACGCTGTTATATCAAATTCTGCAATGACCTGTTTTATGTAAATACAGGAAAACCGTCAGACAGAACTTGCATCAATTTCTGCATAACGAAAGATTTCTCAGTTGCAGAAAAAGAATCCTTGGATTATATGGACAGGTTTAAAAGCGTATTTTAAACACCTGCAAGGAGTTTGTATGAAAAAAGCAGATATAAGACCAATCTGGATTGACCAAATTAAAACAGCAATCCGCAATGCAGATAAAGCACTTGCGGAAAATCCAGAAGATGGCGGAACCTGCAATTTTGACCGTGCAATGATGAAAAGAGAAAGTCTTTTCACGTATCAGGAGACCATTGACATATTCAAAGAGTGCGGTTTAAACGCTAACAGAATGGGTGGTCATTATAAGGGATGGATTGACATTGAAGGTAAAGGCGGAATAGCAAACAGCCGAACACGCTGGGCAAAAGCCTTTGCAAAATCCCTCGAAGAACAGGGATTTGAAACATCAATGTATTATCGAGTTGATTAAGGGGAGGGGCTTAAATGGTAACACTCAAAATTATTGATGATGATGGAAGAGAAAGAACAGTTGAGAATGTTCTTGATTATTCCTGTTGGACGAAAGACGACATCGATACTTATACAGAAGATGAAGAATTCTCTGACAGTGAAATGAAATCAATTGCAGAAAAATTATCTGCAAAACTTCGTAAACTTGAAGAATTCGCAGACACGTATATGTTTCAAGATTGTCTTAAAGAAACTTTGTACGAATTGAAAGAAGAGGAAGAGGAATAAAAAAAAGCCCAGCGGTCGGGTTATAGACCGCAAGGAGAATAAATTATGGAAATAAAAATTATTTACGATGACGGCAGGGAGCGGACTGTACCTGATGTTCTGGACTATAACTTCTGGACTAAAGACGACATCAAACACGAACTTCTTTACGAAGGAGTTTTTAGTTGCAGTGGACGGCAGGGGCGGATTTTCGACAAACTTGAAGTTCTCGCAGAAAAACTAGCCCCTGTAATGAAGCAGAAACTTCAAGAACGTGCAGAGTATGCCAGCGGTTATGACTTCCGTCAAATGCTCAGAGAAACCTTGTCAGATATGAATACAAAGGAGGAACATTAAATGACTATTAAAGAAGTACAGGAAATGTTTACAGGACAGTATTTTGATTTTGAGGTCTACAGGAATTTCAATTCTAACAGATTGGGTTTTCATACAGACCGCATCAACTCCGTAGACGACTACTCTGAATCTGACGAAGTAACCGAATACGAACTGATGAACAGGGAAGATTACAGTCAGTCTGTACTGGCAAATTCTTCCGTATCTTGGGAAGAATACGGACTTGATGACAGAGACAAAATTCTTGTTGTTAAAATTAAATAA